CTGCAAACTGAGGTATGCTGATATGCTGACGGAGTAACTTCCAAACCAGATTCATTTTATACTGTATTTACTAATGTTTTAGCGTTTCTTTCGAAACAATTTATAAACTTTATATTAATTATATTTTACTTCTTTATTTTATTTGCCATTTTAGCCTCATCATATTTAGCTATCGCCTTCAATACATTGATGCGAAACACCGTGGAAGGATGGTCACTATTCTTTTGGTCTATCTTTGGTTCATCCTCACCAAGTATCTCAAGCATTTTTATCATACAATTTGGGTCTTCACCTATCCATTGCAAAAAGCGATAAGAGGCTATATCTGCTTCCATTTCTTGGTTTCGGCTATATTTCAAATGATACCTTCCATAAGCATCTACAGTAGCCCATTCTAGATTTTTGTCCAAACCATTCCTCACATCTTGCCAAGCTTGCTCCCTTGCCTTCTGACCTGCTGGACTATTATCAGAATACATAGCTTGACCTATAGCAGTGCCTGCTGCCTGAATGCCAGAAGCAACACCAGCCATAATTTGATTACGCTTTTCTTTCTTCTTTACAGCATACAAGTTTTGCATGGCATGCCCCAGAGCATAATGAGCCAATTCATGCCCAACCACAGCATATATTTTTTCAAAGGTTCCCATCTTATTAAGAAGGCCACTATTAAGAAGTATTATAGCATCAGGCGTGGAATAAGCATTTACCTCACGGTCTCCAACTATATAAACCTTCATTTGCGGATTGTAAACCTTAAGATTGAAAAATTTACATACCGAATCAAGAACTTCAACAGAATTTTCATCAGTCAATCCCTTTTGTATATCAGTTCTAAACATCAAATCGTTTTTTATCTCATTTACTGCAAAGAGTGCAGAACTCTTGCCTTTTTTTAAGGCAGCTTCAAACTTTTGATACTCTGCATTATATTTAGGCAGATTCCACCAGAAGGTAGCTGGATTGTCGTTACGCAAAGCCACAACCTCACTTGGCACATCAAGTTTCTTGATGAGTTGGAAACATTCTGCTTCTGTTTGAGCCTCAACAGGAAAAATATTGCAAAATAACGTTATAGACAATAAAAACTTCTTCATAAGTTATATATATTAATGATTATACGCTCTTCTAAAACCTTCATTTATAGCCTCAGCAACACTAAATTTATAGCCCTTTCCTCTAGCATTAATCTTAACCAAGTCATAATGCCTATCAAATGGGAAGTGATATATCAGTTGCCCTGTATTATGATTTACATTGCATTTAATTGCAGGAAACTTCTCCATGGGCAAATGCCTAACATGAACATCAAGTTTTTGAGCACATCGCTGGGCTTCGTCCGACAAAGGCCCCGTTACATAAAGCCAAGCCTCAACGCTTTTATCCCCTAACTTCCTGTCATTGTCAACGAGCCATTGAGCATAAGAGCCAAAGAGTTGAAAAACTATGTTTTCTCTAACATATCCAATCCAGTTCTTGCATTGCACTATCAATGTCTTACCTGTTTTCTGATGCACTGCGATAATGTCCCTACCCTTATCCTCCAGTTTCTTGTTCAAACCTTCCTGAATGATGTCGTAGCCTTCGTTAAACAAAATATAGGCGCAATATATCTCGTAGTTTCGACCCTTTTCCCAATCTGTCCATTTCGAAGAACTAGTTATGTATCTATCAACAGCTAGTTGCTCTCTACCAACTTCTGACAGGTGATTATACTCCTCATCAGTTAGCCAGTTCTTTATATTACAACGTTTCTCCTCTTCGTGCATATAGTTGATATACGCATCATCATTCTTATAAACCCTCAACTCTGGATATATAGAAAGAAGATATTCATATTTATATTGATATTTAAAGAGTTCAGCTAGCTCTTCTACGTTTTTTCCAACATATTCATGCACATGTTCCAAAGCATGGGCACGAAGATGAGCCACGTAATCGAAAGGATTCTTACCATTAATCATGTTTTCGAAAGACTCTATGTAATCATTGAGCCTGCTAATTTCATTCTCAGCATCTTCTATCTTTTCAGAAATCTCAATATAAGCCCAATCGGCTTTGTCTGCATCTACCCTTGCAGCATTCAAAGAATCCTTCAATTCATTACATTGAAAATTCAATCCTTGAATGATGTCGTTCTTATTAGAAACCTCAGTCTGGCATCTAGACAATACTCTTGCATTCTGACTAAGTTTGTAAGATAAGGATGAAACTTCGTTCTGGCTCGAATTATTCGATTCTTTCAATGTTCTATTTTCATCTTTCAATTTTTGATTCTGTATCAGCTGTCGTTGAAGGTCTTGTTTCTTACTATAAAGTTCATTTCTTAAATTATTGATTTTCCACTGGAAAGATTGCACATCATAGGCTTGCCCATTCTTTTGGAATGCGCTTATCAGAAGTATAAATATTACAACAACTAATACACCTATTATAATTAATAAAATTCCTATCATAACTTAAGATGAAATCTATCAATGTTTCCACAACTTACTGATTATCCAACATGAGCCTGACTTCTTGCCGAAAGACCTTGAAGTTCTCTAAGCAGTTTGTTTTCTGCCCTCAGCTCTATCAACTCTTTCTCCAAGGAAGACGGATTCAACGGCACAGCCTCAACAGTAGAGGATGCACCATTGATTAACTCAGCTGGCTTTACACTTAGAGCCTCAGCCATTTTCTCCACCAATCCCAAAGATACATCAGAACCTGAAAAGATGGAATCTAATTCTAACCTTGATATTCCGATAGCAGAAGCAAAACTTACTTGCGACATACCTTTATCTAGAATAAGTTCTTTCAATCTAGGGATATTCAATAATTTGGTATTGCCCTCACATGTTTTACCAACATACAAAGAAAAGAAATCGTAATCTAGAGCCTTGCACACCTCTACTAGCTTGTTAGCATCTATAGATTCTCTATCCAGGAATTTCTTCACATTTTGACTAGCCAAACCTATTCTACGTCCAAATTCAGACTTAGAAATACCTAGCTCATTAATACGCTGCTCTATAGCCAAGCCGATATTAATATTCAAATATTGCATTTTCATATACTTATAGTGTTAACGCAATATAATTTCATTGTATATTTCTTAAAATACAATATCTTTCTATTGCGGTTCAATTTATTTTTATTACTTTTGCACCGTAAAGTTAGTAAATAAATAAATAAGTACCAAATAAAATTGAAGAAAAATGAAGAAAGATAGCAAAAAATCTCACGATGCACCATTAAGGCTGTTCGTCTGTCCTTTTCACACTGCGCTTACAGCAGGATGGAAAGACCGTGAAGGAAACCTACATGACGGTCAACCTATATGGCATGGAATGGCGGGCAGAATGGGTAGAGACGATGAGGAATACATCAACCTAGCCAAAGTCTGGCACCAAGGAAAAGACCTTCCCAAAAGCTACGATGATTGTATCATTGACTTCGGAGATTCCTCTTATGATGTCGGGCATATCACAGAAGAACCTGATGGGTTTTATGGATGGCGTACCGATTGGGGACTTTATCTATTCGAAGAAATAGTTCAATGGGCATACCTCAAAGATATTGTTCCTATCAAATTAAAGAAAGGAGGCAAATAATGGAAAAGAACGAAAATGACAATTTAGTAGCTCACTTCCATTCTCTGTGTGAAGAGAAGAAGTTGAAGGATGAGATTGCCAAACAGCAGAAGCGTCTCTGGCTCAGAACTAAGATTCATGAGATTATTGGAATGCCAGAAAAAAGCACCTTCGAGGAAATCTTTAATTGGATATACCAGGCATCTATCTACGAGTGGGAAGGCATGTTGTATTGCTACAAGTATGCAGCAAAATCAATAACCCATTGGGATAAATACAATGAATCCTTGAAATATGCTAAGGAACTTTACTCAGTCCTCAAATAGAAACAAAAGAAAAGAAACAAGACAATGCAAAAGATAATGTTCAATGACCAGTACGGTCTCACCCAGGCTGTTCTGGAAGGTCGAAAGACCCAAACAAGAAGAATCGCATATCAAGAGCCTTTCAAGTATTACTTCAACTGCGGTTTCTGCACGGAAGGAAAAGACAAGAACAAGCTCACCATCAACGATGGAAATGAGATTGTGGCGAAGTCACATTATAAATTAGATGAAGTCTTGGCAGTTGCACAAAGATACGAGGACATACCAATGGAACCATCCATCAGGACAATACTATGCAAACATCCTGGATGGAATAACAAGATGTTCGTCACGGCAAAAACGATGCCACACCAAATCAAGATTATCAACATCCGTATAGAGCGACTACAGGAAATCAGCACCGAAGACTGCATGAAGGAAGGAATCTTCTGTAGCCACATCGAAGGCATTGACGATGCTTATTCATACGATGCCACAAATGATAGTTTTGAGAAGAAATGGTGGTACAAAACTCCTATCGAAGCATACAAGATGCTTAGCTGCAAGCTCCACCTCCATTGGGGCAGCAATCCTCTCGTCTTCGTTTACGATTTCGTTCTAGTTAAATAATAATTCAATTCAAACAATATGTCAGAAGAAACAATACCACTCAGACCTCAGATTAGGGAACTGGCGTTAGGTCAAGCCATCGACTTCCCTATCAAGAGAATGCTATCGGTCAAGAGTAGTTGCACTGACCTCGGTGCCATCTACAGCCGAAAGTTCAAGACCAAGCTCAACCGTGAGCAAGGAGTTATCACAGTAACACGTATCAAATAAAACAAAATAGTCATGAACCAAACAGTACAAATCCAGTTCGCTGACAAGATGGTCTCGTTCGACACATTCCTATCAGCCATACGCAATGTAGTCCAGGAAGAAATATCCAAGGCTGTAGGCAAGCGACCATTCATCACCCAAGCCAAGGCATTCGATACCTTCGGCAGACGCAATGTAGAACGATGGGTGAAGGAAGGCAAGGTCAAGGTCTTCGGGCGTGGCAAGAACGGCAAGATTACTCGCTACGAATACCGACTGTCCGAGCTGGAAGCCTGTGCCTGTAAAGTTCAAGACTATCTACATCCCACATAGGTAATTTTACTTTTAGAGAATAGACATAAGCTAACATTGCAAACAAGAAAAGCTCGCTGTGAAGCGAAACTTATCGTTGAAACATTCAAAAGGTGTCTGGGCAAATATCCCTGCGAAAACAGCTGTTCATCATTAAAAATATGATAAGTACAAATCCACTCAGGCACCTTTCTTTTCACGGTCGGCATTGCAATCTTGCATGTAGCCTAGCCCATCGGGGGCGATGTTCATAACAAACGATTGATTGTTTAAATGCTTTTTTACTAGGTTCACCATGATTTCTGCGAAAAAGAACTAAGCAGATAGGCACAAGGGTTCGACTCCCTAACCGACCACCATTACAAACAATATAAAACGATAAAGTTATGAAAACAATTAAGATTATCTTCTGCATTGCCATCTGGCTATTCCTTGGATGGCTCTGCCTCAGTAAACTCTCACAGGGCATCCACGATGAGAATCTGATTTCTCAGATGCCACAGTGTACATACGATGAGATAGTCGATACGCTCACCTCTCGTAATGGCTTCCAGCCTTCAGAGCATCAGATAGTAACCTACTATTATGAGCGATTCAAGAAGTAAGAGCACCTATGCAGCTCGCAAGTGCCTCCTCTGCCCAAATGGGCGTAACTGCATCAATGGCAAGTATTGTCTTAAATACAAGATGTACGTGCAGCATCAGGAGAAACTTCTATGTGAATAACTTTTTAAACTAAATAATATGGAACAGAATAACAAACAGACGATGCCATGTTTCGAACTTGGCAACCTTTACGTCTTCAAAGAAGAAGACGAGGATGGAGAGTTAACCATTATAGGCAAACTCATCGCCAAGAACAAGAGCCAAGACACATTGACATTTGGCAATCAGTATGAGATTGAGACAGAGAACTTCGTTACAGACCAGGCATTTGACCTTCGCATAAGTACAAACAAGGAACTGCGAGAAGCGACAGAGGATGAAGCCATCTTGTTTCAAAATGCTTTCACTCTCTGGAAGAAGAGCAAGAATCAGCCATCATTCAGAACCTTCGATAAGGTTCTTGTGCGTAACAGCGATGAACATAAATGGAGGCCAGCAATCTTCGCACGAACACGTATAGGTGAATCCCCATACAAATACAACGCTTTGCTATTATGCACCGGGCACGTAGGTGACTTTATCCAATGCATCCCATACAAAGGAAATGAGAATATGGCATTCACCACAGACCCATTTTAGGTAAACAGAAATGTGTTTTTTATATAATATCAATCATTATGGAGTCAGAAGAAGCAAGGATCAGAAGGCAAGCTCGCCAACGAGAATACTATCTTAAGCATCGTGAAAAGTTGCTCGCCTATTCTCGCAAATACATCAAGGAGCATCCCGAAAAGCAGAAGCTATATCGGGAAAATGAAGCCAAGAAACGAGCCAACGGCAAAGGATATTATCAGAGATACTATCTGCTCCACAAAGAAAAATTGCTGGAAAAATCTAAGAGCTGGCTACAGAATCACCCCGAAAAGGTAAAGGAATACCAGCGAAGATACTACCAGAAGAAAAGAGCAGCAGAGAAGAAGATAATGCAGAATCCAGATATAGATAAGGCAAAGGCTCTCTTCCGTGACCCAACCAAGGTAGCTCACCTACAGTGGCTCCTGGAACACAGAAACGCATAATAAATAGTAGATATGGAAAAGGAATTTTGGAAAAACATTCCACGTTACGCCAACCAATATCAGGCATCCACCTTTGGTAGAATCCGAAGGCATCCAAGGATGATAGACAACAATGGCACACTATGTCTGAAAAAGGGTGCTATCGTTACCCAGAACATAAATGCTCGCGGTTTGTTCCGTGTTCGTCTTTTCTATGAGGGTAAGATGCACGAAGAATTGGTTCATCGGCTGGTGGCTGAGACCTTTATCCCCAACAAGGCGAATCAACCATTCGTTAGGCATAAGGATGGAAAGCTCACCAACAATCATTTCTCCAACCTCTCTTGGTGCTCCAGACTTAGTGTATATTCCGCCAGTCGCAAGAAGTCTAAGACCCTGAATAGCAAGGCTATAGTTATGAATAACGGTACAACCACACGTTGCTATTTGTCCATTAAAAATGCAGAAAGACGTACTGGTATATCGGCATCCAACATCTGCCAAGTGTTGCAAGGCAAGCGTAAGACCGCAGGAGGTTGCTCCTGGTCCTACAAACAATGAGTTACAATATAATGTAAATTCTACATTCCAAATAAAGAAGAAGAATAAATGAAAACAGATGGCTACATATTTACTCCAGAGCTGTTGCAGTGGCGTTACTTCCATCGTCCTGTGGTCGTTCAGGTGCTCATCCATGTGCTCCTCTCCTCCGCTCACAACGAGGCTTCCGCTGCAACCCTCTCCTATCGTGATTTGGCTCTACAGCTCCATACCACGGTCAAGACCATCCGTGTCGCCATCGATGTGCTCATAGCCGAGAAAATCATCACTAAGTGCTCTGCTCCAAGAGCCTCAACTAAACTCTACGTTAACAGTTCTCACCCCCTATCCCACTGCATCATACCGTGGCAAAGAGACCAAGGGGCACAGGTTACGGCACACTTCGGGGCACAGATTGGGGCACAATCAAGGGCACAGATTCAATCTTCCGAAGTTCCTTTAAATAAAGGCGATTCCGAAGATTCAGAAACTAGCAAGGGCACAGATAAGGGCACAGATAAGGGCACGAATAGGGCACAATCAAGGGCACAGACAAAACAAGGGGCACAGACAAGGGCACAATCTAGGGCACAGATTTCACACACTGAAACCCCTTTAAATAAAGGTGATTCCGAAGATTTAGAGATAGTCAAGGGCACAGATAAGGACATAGCAAAGGGCACAGAAGTAAGAGAAAAGAAACAAATAAAAGAAAATCTTTCCCCTGAAACCCCTATAAAAGAAAACAAACAAAGAAAAGAGAAAGCCCACCCCCAAACACAAAAAAAGAAAAAGAAAAAAAGTCGGGGGATGCTGAAACTCAATTCTCGGAAGTGTTAAGGCTCTTCAATCGCCTCTTCCTGGGCACGCAGGTAAAGCCAATCTCGAAGATGACTCCCGATCGCAAGAAGCTAGTCGCCAAGTTCATCTCTGATTACTCCTTCGAAGACATTGAGCCGATGCTTCGCAAGGCTCTCGATTCCGACTTTCTATCCGGGCGCAAGGATGGTGGATGCTATATCTCCTTCAACTGGCTCTTCAATCCAAAGAATTACGAGCCTCTGATGGAAGGAACGTTCGACAACCCTACGATTGCAGCCTCAGCTGAAAAGAAGCCTTCCAAGCCTCAGCAGAAGAAGACACCTAGCCCACCATCATCTGATGGCAATCTGTCAATAGGCGAACGCTGGAAACTTGCCCAACAGTCTCAGCAGTCAGCAGAAGCCTACAGAGACAAGGTTAATCGTTCCATCATCTTGGGGCATATCGACAACCTCAAAAAGCATCCGCAAGACAAACAAGCCTTGCAGTCGCTCGAAAGATTCTATCGGGACGGAACTATTCAGCGTCTTGGCATCGAATGGACCCCACCTGTGGAAGAGGAAACGAAAAACCTTCTCGACTTGGACGATAAGACACAAAACTATCTCCAGTCCCTCCTCAGAGACTAAGTGCAAACATAAAGTGACAATTCAAAAATTCTAAAAGTTATGGACAAACAAGAATTAATAGACCGTCTCAACGGCAATTATCCCGAGTACACGCAAAAGCCTCAGCACAAGAAGGTGCAGCGTGAAGGTCAGTTGCAGATAGCCTGCGTACGATGGTTTCGACTACAGTACCCAGCTTTCTCCACACTCCTCTTCCATCCCAAGAACGAGGCAGATGGTGCTACCAGTGGCAAGAAGCTAGCCATCAATGCAGCATCGGGCGTGGTCTCAGGCGTTCCCGACCTCATCCTTGCTCTCCCTTCCATGAAGGATGGCAAGACAGGCATCATCTACGAGAACCCAGAAGTTTACTTCGGCTTGGGCATCGAACTAAAGTATGGCAAGACAAACAATCAGTCTGCCAATCAGAAACGCTTTCAGGGCTATTGGCAGTGCGCCGGCTACAAGTACGCCCTCTGTCGTTCTCTCGAAGATTTCATCGAAGTGGTCAAGGCTTACATGCAAGGAGCCGAAGCCAATGCCTTCGAGAAAGTTCGCTCTTATCACCTCATCAATGATGATACTGAGCACAACAAGCGAGTATTAAACAAAATCATTAAAAACAAGAAGTAATATGGAAATCGGATTTATCATCATCATGCTGTGCCTGGTTGTTATGGCCAGCACATTCATCTATCTAGTTTACCACCATGGCCATCGCTCATGCAAGAACTGCAAGTTCTTCCGTCCTACGGAAAACAGTAAGTACAGCGGAACATGCAACGGCTTCGGTCATCATCGCTTCCACTGGGAATGCTGTGGAGAATGGAAACGTAAAGCAACCAACCAAGAGGATGAACTTTAAAATCATGCATCTATGGGCAATTACATCAAACAAAGCCTGATGCAGCCAACACCATCAGTTGCTAATCAGGAGAAAATGAGGATGTGCAAGTTCTGTGTACATAGCCACATCAGCGACCTCGGCTACAACCATTGCTGGAAGTCAGATAGTGTTACGTATAATGGAGATTCGCCTACAGGCATCTGTAGCGCATATAGGGATAAGAGAATATGGGAGCCTTATTATTTCTCTGGTCTCATGTCACACTACAGGGGGAACATCTGTTGGGCAAGACCAGTGTATAACTCTCCTAAAAAGGGAAAGAGCCGTATTTTCAAATACGAAGTCATCGACCCGATAGCCTCAACAATAGCAACCCTATTGCCCAAGGAGTTCGCCAAGGAATACATTCCAGCCACTCCTGGCTCCCAGCCTCCACATACAATGAAGGAGTATGAGAAATTTGACACTTATTGTTTCGGTGGCTACGACCCACAGCTAACCGAGAACCAAGAGGCAAGAAATTACAATGAAGCCCACTGGCAGGAAATCCTATCCCAGGAAGCTATCGAAGAACAATTAAAAGGGTAAAAGCCCCCGTTCCCAGCGATTCCATCGCTGGTCCCATAAAAAATATGTAAAATATCAAAGCAAGAAAATGGAAAAGACAATTTATATACCAGGTGATTTGGTAATGACAAACGGAGTACCTTTAGGAACCTCTAAGAATGTTGTTTACAGAGTAACATCATCAGACCCATCAAAGACTTTGAAGTTGGACGATGGAACGGTTCTGAAAGGTGTTGTCTGCTTAGAGAACATCGAAGGTGCGGAATTTGGAGAGAAAGGCTATCTCTTCGGAGATTGCTGTGCTTGGGTTAAGGATATTGTTCCTATTAATCTTGTGCCCGCAATTTTGGAGAAGAATGGATGGAAGGTTTCATCAGAATGTAAATGGATTTACGTAAAAGAAGATAATGTTAAAATTTTCAGACTCTTAGACGATATTCATTACGCTGCTTATATAGGATTTGTAAGGCTCTTAGAATTTCAACATATTCATCAGTTACAACATTTTCTCTTCGGTCTAGGACTTAACTCAGAAATGGAGGTGTAGTAATGAAGATTCATTTATGGAAAACCTCATGTTGCGCAGCAGATGAGCATGAGATAGGATGTTATCCTCGTTCTTCATTCAAGCTGAAGCCTGTGCTTCCGGCTGGAACAATACTCACTGTCAAGGAGAAGTGGCAAAACTTCTACGGAGTATACTACCGCTGCTATCTCCCAGACGAAATGAAGGACAAAGGATATTCCATCCCTTACTACGACATCCCTGCCGACAAAGCAGAAGTGATAGAACTTTAATCAATTATCGTATGGACAGAATACAGAACGAAATCAGTAAGCTTCGCCATGAGCAGAATTTGCACGAAAGACTGCAAGCTGCCCAACTTCGACAGATAAAGCGTGAGCACGATGGCCTCCACAAGTGGATAACCATCACCCCACGCCTCAAACTCCTCTGCCGAATAGACGAGCAAGGCAACCTCCTCCCAAAGGAGCTAGACCGCATTAAGAAAGTTAAACAAACATTAGGTATCAAATAAGATATGAGTGAAGAATCAGTATTATCCTTTCGCAAGCTGGTTTCAGCTATGCGAACCACGGAAAAGGAATATTGGGCACACCGCGATAAGAAAATGCTGCGCCAGTCCATCGAACTTGAAAAGCGTGTCGATGGCATCATCATGAAGGCAGACGGAAATGATGTCCCTCAGAACGACAATGGCACATTCTTCCTTCTGGTAGCAGAACTTAGAGCCTCAACCATCCAATATTTCCAAGAGAAGAAGAAGGCACAGCCCGACAAGGAGCTGGTCAACTCCCTCTTCAAGACCATCAAGGAGACAGAAGCCAATCTGGATAAGATGCTCATACGTCTCAAAGACGAACAGATAAAGAAAGATGGCTACAGCATCCAGTACCACGTCATGGAACGTATGCCAAGAGCACATCAGGCTCGTTCTATCTTTAGTTCCTCGGATGAGCAGCTTGCCAATATAGAGTTGAATGACCACTACCGCCATCCCGACCCTCCTGGCACAATGTATTTCATGTGCAAGAAATATCTTGGCAAAGACGGAAAACAACTATCTCAGGAAGAGGTAGACAAAATTATTAATAACAAATTAAATTCTTAAGATTATGAACAAGAAAGAAAACAAGCCTCAGGAAGAGGCTAAGACACAAGACAAGTCTCAGAACCAGCCAAAGGAGTCCTTCGTTGGCACAGGTAACGGTTCTTCCCTCCGTTCTCGCACAAGCACCTGGTTCGAGTGTAAGGTGCGCTATGAGAAGGTCCAGGAGGATGGTAGCGAGAAACTGGTAAACGAGTTGTACGTTGTCGATGCCCTATCCTTCACAGAGGCAGAAGCAAGCATCATTGACAACATGCAGGTCTATGTCTCTGGTGAGTTTAAGGTTGCCAACATCAACCCGACCAACTACAACGAGATTTTCTTCTCTGATATTGATGACGATGATTTATGGTTTAAGGCACGTTTGGCTTTCATCACCATTGACGAGAAGAGCAACAAGGAGAAGCGTTCCTATGTCAACTATCTTATCCAAGCCAAGTGCATCGAGCGTGCAAAGCGTTACGTTGACGAGGTTATGGGCAAAACCATGATTGACTATGAGTTGAAGAGCCTCAGCGAGACCAAGATTCTTGATGTCTTCGAACATAAAGCATAAGTTGCGCAAGTTATCACTTCTGTTCCGCACAGAAGTGGTAACTTAGCCCACATTATTAATATATAATATAGTACAATATATGAAAAAGTTGAAACGTTTCATCATTTATCTCCGTCTCTGGTTCATCCGCAAGATGGGCTACACCCTCCCATCCCTCAGAGAAGCTACTAGCGTTGTGCCTGGAGAGTTTTACGACCTCTTCGGGCGCATTGTCCGTGCTGTACCCAACAAGGAATCAGCCTCACCACTGGCAAAAGGCAACTTTGAGTATGAGGAAGTCCCAGAGCATTGCCTTAACTGCGATTTGTTCAAAGAGCACATTCCTTGCTCCTTCAATCATCGTATGCCCAACGGCTGCGATATTTGCGACAATCATCATTTCGAAATCATCTGCATCAACAGAGGTAACATCTAAAGCATAATGAATATGAAACAGCAGAAGTCAAATTACAAGCTCGACAAGAAGACTGGCCACCTTCTCGAAGTCCCTTCCAAGAAGCAAGTTCGTGAGCACGTAAAGAAGGTACGTGAGCAGACTAGCCAAGAGCCTCAGCAACCAATCACAGTGCATGAGACCCAAGCCGACAAGAATTTCAAGAAGGTTCAGAAGGTTCTCGACCGAATGCACGCCAAGGCGAAGCTCCCCAACTTCCTCCACATGGCACGCAAGAAGTTCCTTTCCACCGTCTGCGTTATCAATCACCCAGGCAAGCAGCGTAGCCTCCTGCCCGACAAGAAAGGGCGTTATGTCATGCTCTGCCACCGTAAGATGGCAAAGGTCTTCACTGCCGATGTCTGCCTTCTCGTCAAGATTCAGAAGTCCACCATCGAGAAGCATGAATTGGCACCAGGTGGAGAAGAGATAACGGAGCATTGGCAAGATGGTAGCTGGAGCATCGTTCCTTGCCGAGTAGACAAAAGCAACTACACCACCATTCAGGAAGTCCGTCTTCGCCCATGGTTCTTTCTCCACCGCTATTGGTACGAGATAACCTTTGATGGCAGGGTAGAGCCAGCTATGATGCTGCATGATTACAACCTCAACCCTACCCTACGCAAGAAACATTTCTATGTCACCCGAGAATATGTAAAAGTACGTAACCAGGATGCCGAAAACGATTACTTCCGTTTCTGGCTCCACAAACCTACAGATTATGCAGAACGAAACTGATATATTTATCCTCAACCGTCCACGCCCTCAAAAGCGTGGACTCACCCTCAACAAGAATGGGCGCATCACCTTGCGTTCCTACCCTGTAAAGCTCTTGGGGCTACAGCGAGGCGACAAAATCGTGTTCTTCTGTCTCGGCTCTCAGATGTATATCACCAAGTCCTCCTCTCTTCCTGATGCCATACCTCTCTATGGGCGCAAGGCACAGCTTCACGGTTGCAGTGCTAGCACTGTCAAATGCCTCTTCCTCCACACCCTAGGCGTTCCACCTAACGCCCAAGAAATAGACTTGGTTGTCTCTGACCGTCTAGAGACCATCACCGTAGGCAACGACACCCTACAGGCATTGGCTGTAGTCAATCGTGCAGACCCATCCCATTGCCGATAATTAAATATTAAACAATACACATTAAACATTAATAAAGATGCAACAATCAATCAGATACAAAGGTCTCAGCCTCACACCCGATGAAATGGCAGTAGAGAATGGTGCGCTATCCCTCTGTGGCAACCTAGAGCTGCACGATGGCGCATTGCGCCCTGCCATCGTATCGGGCACACCTCTATCTCAGCCCCTCACCGTTAATGGTGAGGTGGCTAAGATATTGTATGTTCACGAAACAGGTAGTTATCACCACCTCATAGCCATAGCCTCATCCTCCATTTATTGGTTCATGCAGGATGGCACGCTAGGCTCGTCCACCCCTATAAAGTCCTTCGACTACGAATCCACCGTGCTTTCTATCGATTCCATCGGCAACACCCTCATCATCGTGGCTACCGATGGCATCCACTATGCCATGTGGGAGAGCAACGGACAGTCCTCGTCCGATTACAGCTATAAGGGACAGAAGCCACCGTTCCTAGAACTTAGCTTTTTCTTCGACACACAGAATAAGCCAGAAGATTACGAACTTGGTGGAATTAATGCCAAGGGTAGCAAGGAAGGTTTCTACGATGCTTTCCAGCAGACCACCTATAGCTGTGGCGATGTGTTCAACAAGGTGAATGGCAATTCCTTCACCTCGGGCGACCAAGTAGCCAATATCAAGGATGATAAGCAGTCCGATATTACCCAGAGCATCTACGCCCTGGTCAACCGCACAAACAATCTTATCGCCAAGCAAGGGCGTTTTTACGCCTCCTTCTTCATCCGCTATTGCTATCGCATGTTCGATGGCAGCATGATTATGCACTCCTCGCCTGTTTTCATCCCCATTCAGGTGCCAAACAGCTATTCCGTTTATTCTGCCAACATTGGCTTCCCTAGCGAAAACTACAAAAATCTTACCGTTACTGGCGCAGAAGTTGGTTGGGAAGATTCCGCTACTTTCAACAGAAAAGATGCCAAGGACAACGTTATCGAAGCCAGTATCTCCAAGTGTACCTTTATGTACCTTCCTCACAATGTAGCATTGTCCTATGCGCTCCAAGGAGATATAGACGAATTGAAGCGATGGAAGGATATTATCAAGTCTATTGATATTTTCATCACGCCTCCTGTTACCAATGTCGATACGAGTGCCAAGATTAGCGTTTTGGAAATGTGTCAACCTAATTATGTGCTAAATGGAGCAAACATAGAAGATTACCATTGGACTATCAACAAAGGCAAAAGCTATGGAATGGTCAGTGTTCGCTTCCCTAAGAAGTCTGACGATGATTATAACAACCAACTTAGTTCTGCTGGCAATGGTGACTCTTCCGAGTCGAATGACCAAAACATTTCAGCCTTTTACAAGATATGCTCCCTGCCAATAGACAATCTTACCAAGGTCGATAACAAGGAATTGCCTGTAGATAAGGCTGCTGTATACCAGGTTTCCCTCCAAGAGCAGATGCAGGACGATTACAAGACCCACAATTTCCTCACAGCCAAGGGTAGCTATGTCTATAACCATCGGCTCAATCTGTTTGGAGTGCAAGAACATCTGATGTCTGGTTTCAGTCGCAAGGTCATGTTCCCGAAGGGCAACTACCTTCGTTCGGCAGGCAATTTCTATTCTCATCTTATCATCAAGAAAATAGTGACAGAGCTTCATACCACATCCGGCACAAAATATGTAGAGAATATTTTAGAAGAAGATGTACTCGACCGCATAGAACCATTCATGCTTGCCAATCTGGTTAAGTTCTATCCCGATTCCAGGGCTAAGAAGATGGTTTTCTTCTGTTCTACTGTCGATGCCAGTGCCGATGTTATCTATGCCTTTCCGCTAAAAGAATGCGAAGAGTTAAATGGAGCTATGCACATGGGCAACTTCACCGAAGAGATTACGCCTTATATCGTCACCTCCTACGATTACTCTGTAGATGATGTAGTCGATATGAGCAACAAGATTTATACATCCGAGTCCGATAACGCCTTCTACTTCCCTCTGAACGGCATCAATACCGTGGGTATCGGCACGATCCAGGGCATAGCCTCAACCACAAGGGCACTTTCCCAAGGTCAGTTTGGTCAGTACCCTTTGATGGCATTCTCCACCGATGGCATCTGGGCGATGGAAGTTTCTTCCCAAGGCACCTATAGCAGCATCCACCCCATCAGCCGTGAGGTTTGCAGCAATCCGAAGTCCATCACCCAGCTAGACCAGTCCGTGCTCTTCGCCACCAATCGCTCCCTCAGTCGCATAGCTGAGTCACAAGTGGCTTCCATGTCCGATGTCTTGGATGGACCAGGCTTCAATATAGTGGGCAACCTTGGCAAGTTCCTCAACTTCTTCAATGATGCCGAAGGCGATGATGATACCACCAAGACCATCAAGGCACAGATGCGCCAACTCATAGATTTCACCTCCTCGCCAATCGACTTCTTTCAGCGTTGCCAGGTTATCTACGATTACAAGAACTCTCGCATTTTCTGCCTAGATGTCAGCCAACTTACCAAGGAAGCCTCAGCCGATACCGTAGCCCTCTGCTATTCCATCAAGGATGAAGCCTGGAGCACCTTCCTCATCAAGAACGTGCTCACAGCCCTCAACTCCTACCCTCACCCCTACATTCAGTATCGAGACGGTAGCGTAATAGTTTTGGATAACGGTTACGATTACGAGGATGATACCGAGTATCATGGCATCATAGTTACTCGTACCTTGAAGTTCGATGAGGAGAACGCTCCCGATGCCATCACAGGCTACATCCATTCCCTCACCTCTGGCACCGTGCCAGTCATGTGGCTGTATGGTAGCAACGATAACCAAAAATGGCATTACCTAGGTCGTTGTGGTGGCATGAAGTCCAGCTATATGTCCTCCCATAGCTATCGCTTCTTCCGTTTAGCCCTCTATCTTAAGATGAAGTCAATGAATCAGTACTTTGCCACTCGCCTCGAAGTTATCAGGCGTTTCAACAAGTTCTAGAAAAAACAGAGCCTTCGCTTTTTCAGGAATCCATCCCGATTTAGCGAAGGCTCTTTCCATAAACACCCAAAATAATGAAGAAAAAGAATAGCCACCGTTCCAGGCGATTCCATCGCCTGGTCCCAGATAGCCTCTTAAGTGAAGCTAGGTCTTCTCAGCGTATAGTTGTCCCGGCTCAGCAAGTCGCTTTTGATGTTATTGTAGTCTGCCGTTGCGCTTTCGCCATACGTTCCTGCCTTGTCAGCGAACTGGTCCATCAGGAATTGGCTCATCACGTAGTCCACGATGTAGCGGTGGCAATGGCTCTTCAAGGCATCCGTCACAGCCACGTTCCAGTTCGGAATCTCTAGGTTCAGCGTCACGGTCTCATAGATGTTTTCCTCCCTGTCCTTACCAGCCTTGTTTACGGTAGCGGTCGTTTCGTTCTCCTCACCATCAATGATGGTGGTCACTACCTCCGTCCACGTACCGTTTTTGTTGTCAGTATAGGCATACTTTCTTGTGCCCTTCACCAGTCGTTCCAAGTTGTTGTTGTCCTCCACTCTACCTGTGGTCAGATAACGCTGAGCTGCCAGTTTGATGTTACCGATGGCTTCCGTCACGGCACGATTGATGATACTGCGAGTCTCGTCACTGTCTGGGCTTTCGATGTTGGCTCTGATGTCCTTCTGGGCTTCGTCCACCATTCCCTGGCTCACTACATAGCATCTTGCAAGCACATCATTACATACCTGCTCCATGCCAAAATTCAATGTAATCAATTTTCTATCCATAATTGCAATTATTTATATTGATGAAAAATTATCTTAGTTCGTAAGGTGGTCTGCCTCCGCTCCAGTCCACATAGTCCTGATGGAAATGCTGCGAAACAAAATCAGAATTTCGCTCAGAGCCTTTCAGTCCTCTCTGCTCATCCTTGGCTACCTCGTCCTCTTTTCGAGCCTCAGCATCCAATGAATTGCTGTCCTTTCCTGCTTCATCTTCTTTTCTCTCGGAAGCAGAAGAGGATGAAGCATTCTTTGCAACACCATCCACAGCCCTTCTCTCTGTAGGCGAAAAATTGCTATTCTTTTCAACCTCATCCCCTACTCTAGCAACAGCATCTACAGCCGAAGAACCATCTTTCACGGTATCGTCAGCAGTTCTTTCAGCCTCAGCAAAGCTAAAGTCCTTCTTTAGCAAAACCTCCTTGATGGCTTCCAGGTCGCTCGCTCCCATGCTAGCATAGTCCGTATGGTTCATGTCTGGGAAGTCACTCAGCCATCCGGCAAGGATAGCATGTACCAGATAGTTCTGTATTTGGTTGGTCAGCACACCGCTCAATCTAGGTGGCCAAGATGCCAAGGTTTTGATGGTGATTGTGAAATCATCAGCCAGTGCCTGTAGGTCAAACTGCTGTGTGGTCGAAGAAGAAAACCTAGCCAAGAAGTTCTCTAGGTCGGTTATTGCTTCCCTATAGTAGATGTCCAGCTTCGCTTCCTCGCCATCACTCGCCCAGACGGTCTGAAAGTCCACCTCTGGGTTATGCTGCGCAATGGTGGCAGATAGTCCCTCTACCACGCCCATCACGCTCTTCTTCACTATTTTTATCGTTATTGTCTTCATACGCTCATTTCTTTCTGTGCCATAGCCAAATCAACAAACCAATCACTGCTACAACAAGGGTCCAAATCATCTTGGCGGTATACTTCCCCAGGGTGATATACTTTTGCTCTGCTTTAGATAGTTCTCGTTCCATCGGCTTCGGAACATAGATAGTATCTCGTTTGATGAAAGAATCCGTCTTCACTTTGTTCAGATACCTGAATCTATCTTGAAGTACAAGCCTATCCTTAAAGATAGTGTCACCTCTCTGATAGATATACACGCTATCCTTCCGATAGATGCTATCTGTTTTCTCCACCGTGTCCGTTCTTACCACATATTGGGTGTGATACTCCGGAATGGTCACATACTTCGTCTTACAGCTCGACAGAAACAATAAAGAGAAATAAGCTACCCACACCAGCAAATAAATAATAAAGTGCTTTGTCGTTTTCATAAGCCTTGATGTTATGAAATATTGAGTGCTCGCTTGGACTTCTTCAAATACTCCTCGCATTTCTCCAGTCCTTTGTAGCCACCGTTAATTTTCCGTCTGATTGCTTTCAGATTATCCTCGTCAGCCAATTCATTGCAGCCGAAGGTATCGAATATCCACATCGATGAGCGTGTGGCACCAAGAGGCTGCTCCAACAACTCAGGCTGCTCCACTACATCATAGCCACAATATCCGGCATACTTCCTGTAGTTGGCTCGTCCTGTTATCTGTATTAGTCCACGCCCCTTATACCTCACACCATCCCCCTTGTGGGTATTGCCTAAGTCCTTGCGCCCTTCATACGCCTTACCGCTGGCTATCTCCTTGGTATATTTCAGTTCACCGCTCTCATGCGCTATCTGAGCCAAGTAGTGCGCCCACCTCAAAGGCGTGTTGATTTCAAATTCCTGAGCATACTTATTCAGGTATGGCAGAAACTTCTCTGCTCTTTTCCCTGCATTAGGCATCGCCATCAGCAGCTGCTCCAATCTGATTTCCTTCATTTCCATTCTCCTTATTGTTCTTATATTCTTGGTATCTCTTGAACATTGGCATTTTCTCCACGAAGCCCAGTGTCAGCGCATAATAGCAATAGTCCACTAGCCTGTACCAAGGCGAATCTGGCACCAGCATTCGTTTCAGATTCTTCAAGATGTTTGTAGTGAAGAGATAGGTCGCGGCTATGCACACCCACTTCACGCAAAACAGAGCCTCAGCATCCGAATGCAAGAAGTGACCGATGATAAACAGTGCAGCCACCGTCACGAAAAACACCGCACAGCAAACGAAGAACATGCCGAATTTCTTCCAGCTCCATTCCTCACCGTTAAACACCGCTGCCACGATGCCAAGCACCAGGTTCAGCCCGAACAATACCATCATGGCAATCATAAAATCTCTGATGGGTACTAGCAGACTCAGAAAAGTCCATATCGTCCCAAATAAGTAACCTCGAATATCATTCATTTTCTTTTCCATTTATCCGTCCCCACTCCGTTATGGAAACGATGCAAATTTAAGCCATCATTCCCGATTCTCAGTGATAAGTTGCGCAACTTCATACGAAAAAGAGAACACAAGCCCTTTTTCCTTAGCCTGCATTCTCTTCTTCTGATAGTTTTCTTTTATATATCTCTAGGTGTTATGGAATCATTTCTAGAAGAGCAAATTGATTCTTCACTCTTCACTTAGTTAAAGTACCCCCAAGCCTTACAATGCCCATAAGGGTTATCATCGTCTCTCAGCCAGTTCACAGCCAAGTCCACCATTTTGTCCATCAGCTGCTCCTCGCTATCATCGGCAAACCATTTCTTCATCAGGTTGTAGTTGTCCGAATACACCATGTTCAGCACCACGGCAAAGTCCCATTGGTTGTAAGGGCGAATCTCGTCCTTCACCGTCTCATATATTTCCTGCGTTTTCGCCATGGTGTAGTAAGGAGCACGATGCTCCACCTCCTTATCATCCTCAAAAACCATCTTCTTAATTTGAGCCTCAGCGAAGAAGTCATTGAAGTGTCCGTTGCCCACTACCCCATAGATTTCCTTATACAGCAGCAAGAGGTCTTCATCCGTTGCGTGCATAGCCACGAATTTGCCGATTATCTTTGTCACCTGCACCATCTGCTCAGGTGTAGCATCGCTCTGATATTTTGTGATAAGTTCTACTAAGTTCATGTCATTCTGATTTTTGTGATTTGACGAATTTGAAAATCTCGTCCAGCTTGCTTTCCATCTGATTGAGTCTTTCGTTTGTTTTCTGTTGGTCACGAAACGTTGTGTCCAGTTCTGAAAGGAGATTATCACAGTCCTTTACGGTCTGCTCGAAATCCGGCATCTTATTGATGATGTCGTTGGCTTGGTTCTTCAATGCGTTCACCTCGTTGATGATACTCTCCTTGCTACAGGAGATTACAAGGGTGTCGCTGTATGCTGTTTGCTCAGTATCTACCACCGAATAGATGGCTTGCTTTCCATCCTCGGTTTGCACGTTCACCTTCACGTTCCTCGCCCCATAGTTCGGCATTCCCGGCATAGCAGCCATTACGTTCGGCTTGCCATTCTCAAAGTCAGGGCAAGGATTGCTCGTCACCTTGCCTTGCTTAAATTTTCTGCTGGCTCTATCAAATAGATAGACTGGGAATCCAGCCTTCAAGTCTCTGAATATCATAATCTCTGAATATTTATCGTTTTAAGTATATGGGAGAGGAAGGAAAACATCCTGTCCCCTCCCACCAAATGATTCAGAGTAGGGAGTAAGCATCCACCAACTCCTAACTCCTAACTTCTAACTCTTAACTGAGCGTTACGGTCAGACTGTCAAATATGCTCAGGCTTCTAGCCTTTCCGCATACCACATCGTTAGCCTTTTGCGTCCGTCCTACACTGGCGATGGTCACAGCCGTTGGTAGGGCTGTCTGCCCTTGGAAGGCTGCAATCCATTTTTCCGTGTAAATCAATGGCTGTGCTCTCATCACGTTTCTGTTGCCCACTACAGGCGAAATGATGCTGATAGTCGCCACGATAGGCACGAATACCGTTGTACCGTTAATGATAGGCTGCTCATAACTGTAGGTTATGCTAGCCTGTGGCTGCACGTTGCCGTTCACGCAATAAGGTCTGCAAAGCTTCTCATTGTAAGTAGCTAAGACTGAAACTTGGTTGGCTACCAATGCTGTAGTAGCCAATCCCACTGGAGAAATCTTGTTCATACCACTACGCTTCTGTTTCATTCTTTACTCTTTTTTACTGATAGCCACCTGCTACACCTGCGCCACATCCGCAACCGCCATTCATCAGATTGGCTAAGTAGATGTTCTGCTGCAACTGAGAGTTCTTAAACTTCAAGTCCTGAATCTCGTTGGCTTGCTCCTGGCTCCAATGTCCTGTCAAGGTATCGATGATACGCTGGGTGTTGTTCTCACCTGCACGGATGATGTCACACTTGTCTTGCTGCATCCGGAAACCGAGGTTCGAAGCGGCTCTTTCTATACCAGTGTTGGTATAGCTAAAGCCCTGCTGCATCTGGTTAACGATGTCCTTCTGACCAAGCTGGTTGTCGTACCCCATCTTGATGATGTTCTGCTGCGTCTGGCAGCAGCAATCCTTAAGCGCAATTGTCATCTGCAAGTCACCCTGCGAAATGGCGTTGATTACTCGCTCTGCCGAAAATCCTACCTGACCACCAAGCTGCTGGATGCCAGCCTGGATGCCACAGATAGAGTTCTGCAAGGCGTTGAAGTCACAGTTCAGATTGCTTGCCAACATCTTAAGGTCGTTGCCGTTACCCTGGATGGCACCCATCAGCAAGTTGCTGTTCTGGTTGTCTGCCATCTGATTACGCAAACTCTCGATTTGGCTCTGAATCTCTGCACGCTGCACATCTCCTGCATTGTCACGGTTGTTCCAGTTGTCGCCATACATCCACTTCATCACGCCCATCATCATCATGTAGGCAAATGGATTGTTCCACATATCGGCATCGTCACGGTCACGCATCATAGCCGCCATTGCCAAAGGATTGTTGTCACGATTTGCCATCGCTCCAAGCAAACCACCCATCATTGCATCGTTGCAACAAGAGGTTGTCTTAATTACTTCTTCTGCCATAATTCCTAAAGAAATAAAAGTTGTACATTCTGTTTATACTCACATATAACCGATTACGTGTGCAAAGATACGAGGAATTGGCAAGTCCTTTGATAACTCTGTCACACTTTCTTTAATTGTCTGTTTTTCAAAGATTTAAGGTGACATAGACCCATATCAAAACCACCGATTATATATTTTCACAAAAATATTGTATATAATTGTATATAATTTAAGGCAAAAATTGTATGTTTTAGAGCATAAAAAAGAGAGAAGCAATCTCTCGCCTCTCTCTTTTTCTACTTGTTTCGTTTCAGTCTTTTCTTGATAAACTCCTTAACGTCCCATTTCTTGAAGAAATGGCTATGGTTCCCAGCAGTTCCCACGCTTTCCAGTTCCCCATCAGCGATAGCCCTTCTTAGGGTAGATTCGCTGATATGCGCCTCCTTCTTCACCTGTCCAGCAGTCATCATTGGGTTGAGAGCATACGGCAGATAGTTCTCACAAAGGTCTTCTATCTCATCGCTACTCATTCCGCAAGCAGTTACCTTCTCCCCTCTCTTCTCTTGCTCGTCTGCTCGAAAACAAGAATCCGATAACGATTTTAATAACACTCCCAAGGTGTGATAACCAAATAACTTTCCCATATCATTATAATCTAGAGATTAAACTTTGACAGCCCTTGCCTGAGAAATACTTATCGGCAAAACCATATACATAAAATATAATGGTCATTACAAGTATTACAACATTAGCTTCCACCATTTCGTTGGTGGTAAAAACATTCCAGTATACGATATGAATAGCATTTATCCCAAATAGGTAGATGATCATCGGAATACGCCATCTGTAGCAAAGCCAGAAGAATCTGCTCGCAAGTATAAGCACAAGCGGATGGATGTAAACAGAGAAATAGATAAATGCTGCTGACACCCAATTTTCTCTAAACCATATGCACATTTCTTTACCATGTGATGCAAACGTCACCATACAAGCCACATGAAAAAGCATGATAAAAAGAGGCATAACTTCACAATAATACTTGAACCAAGTGAGTAGCTTCACGCTATAGCCTCTACCTGCAAGGATAATGACGTTAATCATTTCGCTAACGTCCATATCCTTAAACATTACTCTTGACAACTGTACAACACCGACTGATTGAACTAACCGATGGACTTCATCTTCTTCCTCTTTAGTCATAAATTCCTCTCCTTTTGTTTTTGGGTTTATTATTTATTCTTAGTTCCTCATTCTTAATAATAAGGAAAGTTCTGCAAAAATAAACGATTTTGCACAAAAATATTTATTTTGAGCAATATTTTTATAGTTAAACTTTGCTAAAGTAACAATTTGAAAGCAATAACCACCAATTAATCACATATAAAAAAAGGTGTAGCCCTGCCTAGAGTTACACCTTAATTATATAATATCCAAGATAATTGCCTATTCTCCTAACATAGAGTTTACCATCCCTTCGATGACTTCATCGGTCATATCCTTCTTAATAGAAGAATCTGCGCCCATAGACTTCATCATCATAGCTACACAGGGGTTGTCACTCTCCAAAGTGGATTGTATCTGCTCCTTGTATGCTTCGTGAAGCTCGCCCGATTTCTTAAACTCCAAAAGAACCGTGCGCAAGGCTTTCACCACGTAGTTATCCATCAGCAAGGGATTGTCCTCATGTAATTGTTTCTTCTTCATATCGTCTTATTTTTAAATTTCCAAAGTCAGCTACTTAGAGTTCATTTATTTCATAACCTTTACTAAATGACGATGAAAAACTAACATTAACATTTGTCAATACATTCCCATTAAATTCATGAATATTTATGTTCAATATACCAGACTTTCTTCCATTCATAACCATAACATCCAGCATGTCTATGTAATCTCCAGTAGGTCTTGAATATCCTGTATTAATCTTGATTTTTTCAAGCTTAACAAAAACACCAAACTCAGACCATTTAAACTGTTCAGGTTCCGGCATAAAAGCTATTGTCTTTAGATTAGGAAAAGTCTCAGTATTGAAAAAGGAATCCTTGTCTATATTACGAATACGAAACTGGTCATTTGACTCTTTACCAATAGCCGATACTAGAGGGGAATAAGAAATTATCTTGTTATTGAAATCAACAATACCGTTACTAAAAGCCAAAAATAAATCATTCATAAATGACAAGTCATTTAGTACAGTCACCATACTTGTACTATAAGTTCTTGACTTCTCAAAATACGAAAAATTTGATTTTGGATATACTTCTATATCCAAACCATTTTCACCAGCATAAATATCAGCGGCTGCATTCTCAAATACCTTTACAGTTTCTCCATCAGAAAAGGAAGTTCCGTTTATTGCAACTAACGTCAATGGAAAATATTTGTTTGTACTATTATTCCACGTAGGAATAATAGTAATACCTTTATTTGCTTCTAGTCTTATGCAAAATCCATCAAAACGATGCAGAGAGTTATCTTCAAACTCAGCATCTAACTTTATCATTAATAAATTATTCATATTTATAATATTTTATAAGTTAAACCATAAAGCCCCTCTAAAAACACAGGAGAGCTTGTTACATGAATATTTTCTAGCAAGATATTAATCTTTTTACCTAAGTAATCATAAGCTCTGAATTCCTTATTGTTTCCATCAGTTTTAATACAAACATCATAGGCTCCATTATTTGACCATATACATAGTACAGGAGAGCCATTTCCCTTTACCCAAATACACAAGAAAACATATTCGTTCAGTTTATAAACAACAGGCTTGCTACTTCCTTCGTCATGCAATCTGTTTAAATTGAGCAAGGCATAATATGCTGGAAGTGGGTCAAATCTCCAACTATCAATCTTATAATTAGTAGGGTCTTCTGAGTACTCTAAATTAGTAACATTTTCTAAGTGTAATTTTATATGAAAACCTTCCTCGTATGTAGAAGTGTCAAAGTTGAAGACATCAGAACCAATCACGAACTCAGAATCTTCTGTTATTTTTTGTTCTCCTGACCATATAGTAGCTTCATCTACCCATGGTGTTTTAAACTTTGCTACAGAAATATTTTTCAAGACGCAAGTTCCATTTCCGCTTTTTAATGCCAATCCAGTACTTTTCAAATTAACATACATACTGCTTATCTTATCAAGTGAAATCATAACAAAAGATGCTGGTTTCATATAACTTGACCATGTTCTTTCGTATGTTATATAATGCCTTAGTGGAGTTCCTCCACATAAGTCTGTTTTAAAACCTTCTTCATTTTTAAGACAATATACATATGTGTTGTTTATACATCTATGAATGATACCAAAATAATCCTGTCCCCATTCCCTATAACTGAAGTTACTTTCATTACCCATTAGCTGATAGTAGAATATTTTATCAACTCCAGTTGACAATGATAACAGAAATCTCTTAATTACATTTTCTGCCTGTTCTTTTTCTGATTTTATATATTGGTCACCAGTTTCAGTAACCCATACTTTCTTTTCTTTGAAGTTATGACCTAATGGATAGCTTGAGTCATAAAACTTATCCATCAGTGAAAACGTAGTGTCAGCAGTTGCTAGGGAATCTACATTGGCATTTCCATAATAGTGATAATTATATATATCAAATAAATCCCAAAAATGCTTTCCATCCTCGGTAATATTCAGTAGATTACTCATGAAAGAAGTATGACCTAAGCCACCTAAAACCACTTTGATGTCAGAATTAACCTCTTTAGAAATCTGGTAAATTTTTAACCAAGCATGAAACATTTCTTCATAAGATACATCTCCACGATTCAAATCCCATTCGTTTATATCTTCAAGGTATTTAGCCTTTAATCTCTTTGTAAGTGACAATCTGAACCTAGAAGATTCTACTGATTTAATCCAATTCTTAAAGTTTTGCGACAATTTACCGTTCTTACCAATTGGATTTTCAAATATATCAGAAGATTTTATGAATTTCAACTTACAAGTATAATAAGACTTATACGAGAATCTTGCATTTTTTGTCAACCATTGTTTAAAGTCTTCTGTCAATTCGTTTCCTTCAGTCAGATACCCATAGTAACAATTTAAATTATTACCTTCATCATAAACTTCAAATTCGCAGTAAGGGTCATTACCGAATTTTTCAATAACCCAATCTACAAAATTCTTTTTAAGTTTATAATAATTATCATCTTCAGAAAACATCTGTCCATCAGAATTAGTATCGTATGGATTGTCGAATATGTCTGATACAGCATAAACTCTAACATTACAGTCTCGATACACTTTTATATCCTGTAAAACTGGAAGAATCCAATTTTCAATTTTTGTATCATCTGCTGTGCCGAAAAAATCTTCATATATCACAATCGGAAGTTCTTTATTTCCATCATGCAGCAAAGATATAAATTTATAATAATAGAGATATGTCTTAAATATAAATGATTCTGTAGGTTTTCCGTTAGTCAAAACGTAACTAGAACCGTTCTTTTTGAATACAGATGAAGGTGCTGAACCTTCTCCTATAATAAAATCCAATCCATTGCTAAGTGCAACATATTCATCTTTAAAAGAATGGCAGCCTCTTACTATTGAGACACCTAAATCTTTCATAACTACACACAAATTGCCAGATACACCTTGTTGATTAGCATGAACAAAATGTACATTCATACCAATATGTTTACACTCTTTGTTGCCTGTTTTAAATAAGCAACAATTTGTAGAAGATGGATATATATAAGACCTTGATGTGGCGTTTCCTATATATTTTTTCAATACACTAGGTATGCCTTTAGCCCAATCCAATTCACCATTAGTTTTAATTCCAGCAACATACTTTTTGTTGCTATCAACAAGAGCAAAGGAAAACTCTTTGTTTGATACTATAGAAAAAGATTTTGCAATATCTGTACCTATGAGACCTTTATCCTTTTCAATATTTACTTTTGTGTTTAGGATTTTTTTCAATACACTAGGTATGCCTTTAGCCCAATCCAATTCACCATTAGTTTTAATTCCAGCAACATACTTTTTGTTGCTATCAACAAGAGCAAAGGAAAACTCTTTGTTTGATACTATAGAAAAAGATTTTGCAATATCTGTACCTATGAGACCTTTATCCTTTTCAATATTTACTTTTGTGTTTAGGATTTTTTTCAATACACTAGGTATGCCTTTAGCCCAATCCAATTCACCATTAGTTTTAATTCCAGCAACATACTTTTTGTTGCTATCAACAAGAGCAAAGGAAAACTCTTTGTTTGATACTATAGAAAAAACGTCACTTGGATATATTTGATTTCCACCATCAGGAGTTTCAACAAGTCCAATATTCGCTGATAAGTCGCGAAGTTTATCACTCACGGCTTTCTGAGACATAACAAGTTCCTCGGAATCTCCAGACTCCTGGGCAACACTCTCCTTGTCGAACTTCTTGCCAAGCTCGGTATTAACAGTCTCCTTATCTGCCTTCTTTGCCAATGCCTCATTTACAGAACTCTGGTTAGCCTTAAGATTCAAGGCATCATTCACCACCTTTTGGCTAACTACCATCCTTGTGCTCACGCCCAATTCCTGAGCCACTTCCAGCAAAGTAGAGCATACCCAGCTGCTGCCATTCTCAGAATAAAGCACATTGATGCCCTGAGGAACAACAAGCCCCTCAAAGTTCTTATACGTGCCTGCTACGGTTGCAAAATAATACATCTTGGCACCGATAGCCTTAGCTGGCACAGTATCAAGACCTGCCACGCCCATATACGTAGCACCCTTAAACAGTTTAAACTTCTCTATGATGCCAGTTATCAGCTCATCCCAGTAGCTATCCCTCTGGGCATTCACGCACCAAGTTCCCCTGTCCGCATTCCAGTAATGCGCCCAGCCATCAATAGCCACGTAGTCACCTTCCACGCCTCCCGAAGGAAACATCTGGTTCACCTCGTATATACTGCCAAACTCCCCCTTGTAGTGAGGACTTGTTTTGTCTATATCATTAGCCATATCTTGTTAAATTTGTGATAATTGGTTATACTTCTCGCCCAGTTCACTCTCCTTCTTACTTATCAAGAAGATGGAGATGGCACGATAGATGAGATACTTCTTACACTCGTCAGTCAGGGCTAGGATGATTTCCTGGTCTTTCACCGTTTTCCCATCCTTTTCAAGCACATCCTCCACCTTTTGATAAGGAAGGTATGTGAATAGCTCCACTTCATGGTCATACACCTTGTTTGTAGGCATATCATGGTTAGCAGAATACCTTCCGGCAGTCCAGTACATCAGTACTCGCTTTCCTGTAGTAGGCGAAACGGTTATCATGCCCTTCGGCTTCTGCGGTGTCCCCCTAGTCCATCGAGAGGCTTGCATCTGAGCCTCCTTGCTTCCTGGGTCCATCAAAGCCACCAACGAGGAAGACCAACTTTTCAGCCTCAGCTCCACCAGCCTCAGCCAATCATCAGGTATCACAAGGCTACCATGCCCATCAGTGTATTGTGTCTGAATGGCATCATAATCTTGTTTACCGTTTTCATTTAGCGATGCCACTACCCTCTTGGGCTGTAGCATCTGCGGTGGTGCTTGCAGCAAAAGCTGCTGTGCAGCAGTCTCGATAGCTTGTTTCATTTCCTCGTCCGAATCATCGGCAAAGACATCGTTCAGCTCGTCATGCTTCACCTCGTCCAGCGCAAGCCTCATTTCCTTTACAAGGTCACTCATAAGAACTTCCATAAGCAAGAAACCTATTAACTATAAATTATAAACTATAAACTAAAACTCAATCACCATGCCAAGCTCCTTAGCCTTCTCCTTCACACTTTCAGGCGATTTCAGTTTCCTTACATCCACCTTGTAGGTCTTCTGGAGATAGTTTTTAGCCTTGGTAATGTTCTCGAAGCGAAGGGCGTTCTCGTCCTTCACCTGCTCTTCTTCATGTTGCTGCACCTGTTCCTCCTCGGGCAGACTCTCATCCTTGATGCGTCCAGCCTTCGTTAACGGATGCTTTCTGATGCAGTCTGCCACCTGCTTATTGTCCGTGAGGTAAGAATAAGCATTGTTACTGCACCTCTCAAACTCCACGCTCTTGATAAGTCCGCTTGGCAGAGTAACCACAAAGATGAGCATACTGTTTGCTACAAATCTATACATATCTTTTGTGTTTATGGGTGAAGGGATAGCGAAGCCTAGTCCGAGGGCTATTGTTCCCATCTAGAGCCTCAACTATCCCCAAGTTTTGATATATGTTAGAAAACTATCAGTTCCCTTTTCGATGATTAAGCAGCCTCCAAAATCTGCTCATCGGTCACACCGTCCTCAGTGAAGGTAGGACGAGATACACGAGCATGGGCATCTGGAAATGTCAGAACCCAACAGCTATACTCCTCCATTACCACACCCGCGGTATTGCGAATCAGCAAATCCTTGGCATTAAACTCATTTCGTGACCAAGTACCAAATACATACTTGTCGAGATAACGAGCATCCAGGCAGAAGGCTCTACCATCCATGCCCCAACTATTGAAGGCATCGTGGCGATAAATGAGAATCTTAGTACCCATGCTCTCGAACTTCTCGAAGTCAAGTTTCCATCCCTGGTAGTCCTTTTCAGTCTGTGTGATGATGCGCTTATTGCTACGAAGGTTAGCAAATGCCTGATAAATCAAGTTGTCCACGAAGAGCAACTTGGTACGGCTGGAGTTACCTGCACCCTTCAACATGGATGCAATAAACTGGGTCAACTCCTTCTCGCTAATCACATATTCATATACCTGCTTCTTCTCAACCTTTGTACCGTCAGAATCATCAGGAACGGTTACATCGGCTGTTACAGGAACTAGAGTGCCATCGGCTTGTCTAAACATCTTTGGCTCCCAGTGTCCAATCTGCAAATCCTTACCAGCTTCCCAGAAGATGCCACCCATGGTATAAACAATACCTACATCCTTGCCACCATTCGACATAGAGCGATAGCCAAACAGTCCGCTCAGCTCCTGACCTTGGCGCATATCGTCCATAGCCATCTTCTCTTGGCGAGTGAAGTCCCACTGTACCTGTGTCTTGCTCATACGGTCGATAAGAGACTCCTCCACCTGCATGATGAATCGCTGGCAATACTGGAAGCTCTTGTCTGGCATAGAGTAGTAGCTACCAGTCTCTACCTCTTTTTCACCAGCAGCTCGTCCCAGTCGCATTACTACAGTACCAGCCTCAATATCTTCAGGAATGTCCCGGTTACCACGACTGGCGTTTTTCTTTCCATTCAGCGCATAGCATGTAGGGTTTCCATCGTTATCTACCTCTGTTACACGCAGCTGCAAAGGAATCATCGTGCTTCGGTCAGTACCGTTGTCCTGATAGCCAAGACAGCTTTTAATCATAATGATGTCACCAGTACCAAACACTGTCGCATTTTCCACCGTTAGCTTTACAGAGCCACCGTTTGTAGTTTTACTTAACTTCGCTGCAAGTTTTGTTTTGATAGGTCGCTGACCGATGGAATAGTACTCAATGCGGTTACTGTCCACAGGAGTCATTCGCTTCGAGGCTCGAAGAATCTGGTCGATAGGGCAACTCTCCAGCTTCATTTCCACCACGGTAGGGTTCACATGAGCCACATAGTAGTCCCAGTTGTTCATCTTCTCCTGTTGCTCTTGGCTTCCACCCTGCCACTTTGGACCCGTGCCACCTACACCTGGTCCATCCGTTGGACCTGTAGGACCACCGCCACCTGCACCTTCTGGAATATTAGGAGGAGTTTCTGCCATAGCATAAGAGCTGCCACCACTCAGAATCATGACGAAAATCGCCATCATGAATCCAAACCATTTCTTAAACTGTTTCATAATCTACAATTTTTTAAACTATTAATTATTAACTATAAATTCTTAATTGATAAGAGCTACATTCCAACCATCTGGCTATACACCTGTTCGGTTCGGCTCTTCTCCTTTGGAAGAGAAGGAGCACCACCGCCACCATTGATGTTGATGTTCCGCTTGCCACCCTGTCTTCCATCATGTAGCTGCTTCTGCTGGTCGATTTTCTCGTTCTTGCCACGCTTGTAGCCACGTTCCTCGGCATCAGCCACAGCCTTGTCGAAGTCCTTGATTTGGAAGAGACGCAAGAAGTCTGCCTTCTTCAAGCCATACCGGGCAGCACGCCATACGAATCCATCATCATCGTGGTCTTCGCCATCATCGCTACGCTTATACATCCACTCTATCAAGTCCTTGATTGCCTCTGGCTTAATCTTGGCTTCCTTCATGGCAGCATCCAGCTCCTTATCCTCTTGCTCCATGTTGGCTGCAAGAGTCTCCTTGCCCTTGGCTAGCTTCTCACTGGCTGCAAGCTTTTCCTTCTCGCTAGTCTTCAAGCGTTTCCTAGCCTCCTCGTCACCATTGATGGCTTCGATGTAGTCTTGTCCTAGCTCGTCTATCAAGTAGTCGATAAGGTTGAAGTCGCCACCATCGGCATTTTTCTTTGTAATGAGACCTGTCACCAGCCCAGGCGCATGAGGATTTTCTTTCAGCATATTGTTGAAGTCGTCCATCCTTTTCTTGCTTTGGTCGTACTGGTCGTAATCGGTCGCAATTTGGTTATAAACAGCCTCATCATCGTCCATATTCAGGTCGGGATAACGCTGAGCAAGACGCTCTCTGAAAGAATCTCGCTTTGATTTAACATTCTGATTATCAATCGTTTCTTTTGCCATAAGCGTTCGTTTTTAATATTTGTGTGCTAAATTAAGCAAAATTTCGCATTACTTTGTGATAAGTTCTGCATCTTGATGAATTAATTTTGTTGGCATGAAACATCTAAATTCCATATCCGAAATTTACCTTAAAAGAGACCAGGAAATGTTTCTGCTCTTTCGTAAGGCCAAGAGGATGGTAGAATATCCTACCACCATGGCTAAGATATGCGATTACATCGCCAAGATGCCAGCCTCTTGTTATTATCTCGCTGATAGCACAGCCTATCGGTATGTTTGCAAGCGCATCAAGGGGGAAAAGCCTAAGTTCGGCAAATACCAAGCCATGAAGGAAAAGCTCTTCGAAGTCTTCTATCAGGATTTCTTGCGCCTCCGTCAGATGGAACAATACAAGGAATACAACACCAAGCATCTTGTGTATGTGTGCCTAGACCTCCCTGCACCCAACATGGGGATGGCTCCTCGCTACATACAGATGAAAATCAGCAATTATTTCCGCAATAAGAAAACATCATTCATCACTCGATAAAACTTTCATTCATCATGCGTACATTATATATAACTCTCCTCATCGTCCTCCTGATGGCTTTCATCATTCCGCTGCACGCCAACATGGCTGTATCGCCATCAACCCCAATATACTCCCATTTCGTTTACATGTTCGGTCATGCCAACTTCATCCATTGGGCTGTTAATGCCTGGTGCCTCCTCATGGTGCATCGTCAGTTTCGCATCCATCGTGTGCTGGCTTCGTGGCTTGCCTCAGTTGGTCTCTCCTTCCTTTATTATCCGTCCCTCCCAGTCTTGGGCGCATCGGTCATTATCTCCTTCTTCATGGGTTTCACTGCTCCGTGGCTCTACAGGCGAAAACGCTTAGCCTTCTGGCAGATGCTCATCCTCCTAGTGATTGGATGCCTCCTCCCTCACATAGCTGGCATCTATCACCTCATCCTCTTTGCCATCGGATTCATCTATGCCAAGGCAGAAAGATTCATTCGCAAATCTCAAAAACTCAACATTTAACATTCAACACTTAACATTATTATATATAACGGATGCCAGTAGCAAAATCCACATTAAAGGTACGACCTCAGCAGCAACTGTCCGATAAGAAGCTCAAAGAGATTCTAGAGGAAGATAAGAGAAGGCTCACAAGCCTCCTCGCTACTTATCGTCCCATTACTGGAGAGAATGCCCCTGGTCTTCGCTTCGAGTGTGTCATTGAGGATTTCTTGAAGGGCAAGAAACTTTGGCTTCCTGTAGAAATGTTGAAGGAAAAGAAGTTCTGCGCCATCATCAAGTGCGGTTCTATCTCTGCCTTCTGCGAGAAGTACATGGCAGACCTGGATCAAGAAAAGGCTCGGGATGCTGTCTTCCGTTATCTCATCCGTCTGCGCTGCAAGCACGATTTTTATTTCTTCGCCTACGCCTATGCCCGAATCAAGAATAAGGATGGTGGCGATGATATACCTTTCCTTCTCAACCATGCACAGATAGGTCTCACCAAGGATTTCGAACGGCAACGCCTTCATGGTGAGCTGCACAGTATCTTGATTATCCTCTTGAAGTGTCGCCAATGGGGTGGTTCTACTGATACCGAGGTTTACATGTTCTGGATTCAGATGTTCTGGAAGACCAACTGGAATAGCAACATCATCGGTCACCAGTCTTCATCTGCTACCCAGGTGTTCGATATGTACGAGAAATTGGCGAATGCCATCCCTACATGGCTCTACTATGAGATTGGAGAGACTTTCAAGGATGATTCTCGCAAGCTCCGCACATCAAGCACTCAGAACAATATCAAGTACCTCATCCCTCGCTCCTGCAAGATACAGACTGGTTCGGCTCGTAACCCTGAGTCCTGCCGTTCTGCCGATGCAGCTATGGCTCACATCACCGAGGAAGCCTTTTTCCCTAACACTACAGAGTGGACTCCACAGAAGGTTGTCAATGCCGCAATCTCGCCTATCAATGTTACGAGACCTTACACCTTCATCGTGCGAGAGTCTACCCCTAATGGGCGTGAAAATGAGTTTCATGATGAATGGGTGCGTGCCAACTCTTTCGACAAGGACGGCAATCGCCTTTCCATCTATACCCCTTACTTCGTTCCATGGTTCGACATCGAGAAGTATATCCTTCCTTTCAAGTCTGAGCAAGAAAAGATAGATTTCGTTCTTTGGCTCTACAAGAATCGTGAGGATGAGCAATATCATGGCTCTTACTTCTGGTGGCTTTGGGAAATCAAGGGTGCAACCCTCGAAGGCATCCATTGGTATGTGAATGAGTGCAAGAAGTACAGCGACCTGGATGGCATGCGCCAGGAATATCCTTCCGATGACGTGGAAGCCTTCCTCTTCTCCGGCACTACCGTCTTCGACCCTTACAAGTTGAAGGAGATGGAAGAGGACTGCAAGGGCATCGAGCCTATCATGGTGGGCGACATCGAGGGCGATTCCTACGATGCTGCCGACCCTGCTTGCATGAACAACATCCGTTTCGTGGAACGTGCCGGTGGACCTCTCAAAGTTTGGGCTGGACCCGACAACTCCGAGATTGTCAAGCACCGTTACGTTGTAGCCTGCGATATTGGTGGTTCACATAAAACCTCCGACTTCTCCGACATCGTGGTGCTCGACCGCTACGATGAAATCTATGGTGGTGTTCCCGAGATTGTAGCCGAATGGCATGGGCACTGCGATGCCGACCAACTCGCTATGCGTTGCGCCCAGATAGCTCATTTCTATAATGATGCCTTCCTGGTTATCGAGAACAATACCGCTTACTCTCGTATGAACAATACCGAGGGCAACCAGTCTGAGCTGTTCTTCCCTATCCTCATCCCTCTCTACAGTAATCTGTATAGTGCCTCTCAGTCCAAGTTGAAGAAGGTGAAGAACATTGAGACCAAATGGGGATTCAATACTAACAAGGCTACCAAGGTGGCAGTAGTGAAGACCATGGCACGCATCATCCGAGATGGTGGCTATATGGAACGTGAGCTTGCAGCCATTGATGAATGCACCTATTTCCTCTATTACAAGCAGAACGACTGCTATGGTGCCATTGCTGGCAAGCACGATGACCGTGTGATGGCTAGAGCTATCGCCCTCTACGTAGAGAAGGATATGCCAGCACCTGAAATCGTTCCATTCCGTTCAAAGGCAGAGATAGAGCGTGAACGCCTCCGCAACCGCCCACCTGTAGTAGCCGAGCTGTCAGGCATAGGTGGTGGCAGCTAGCCCTCTCCCTGAGCCACCGTTCCAGGCGATTCCATCGCCTGTCCATATAAGTTAACAATTAAAAGTAAAAAGAAAAATGAAACAAAGTTATTCAAACCTGCTGCGTAAGATGCTCATAACCATCTACCAGCCTATTGTTACTCGTATCGAACTCTTCCGCTCCACTCGTATGTGGCAGAAGGGAGTGAAAGCCACCCTTGCCAAGTACAAGGAAGGTGGTGCGCCTCGCTTCTACATGCTCTACGACCAGTCGCACAAGGATTGGGCGATTATGACCTACGACCCCAACCGCAAGGGTATGCTCGCCTACCGTCGCCTAGTCCAGCTTGGCAAGTGGAAGGCAACACGCTACTTCAAGAACGTGGAAGACATCAAGGCTGCCTCCTACTACTACACCCCGTCCAAATGGGGAGCCATCGGTTGTGAAGCCGACAACAAGGTTAGAGCCAAGAAGTTGAAGAAGTGGCAAGACTATTACATGTACCGTGTTTCCGTCCCGATGGAAAAGCTACGCTCCTACAAGAAGAAATATGGTATAGCTTAAGCCCACACAAAACAAAAGGAAGAGAAAGCCATCACGGTTTCCTCTTCCTCATCTTTTTACCTTTAAACTAAAACCTAAAAACAATCTACTAACTAAAAACTTAAGAGTTTATTATGATTCTAAGAACTTTCCTTTTATGTGCCCGATGATGGCAAAGTTGCCAAGTCATTTACACCATCGCTTGCATCTTTCAGATGTGTTGCTGGCGTACCTGTCTGCTGTTGTCCAACTCCTGCTGTAGGCATTTCGCCATTCGCTTGCTGCTGCGCTTGCATCGCCTGTAGCTTCTCTAGCTGTTCCTTGAAGTACTTCTTCATTCTGCTTGTACCAGGGAATTGTCCTACGGTCAGCATCGTATATGGGTCCATCTTACCGCTAACCATCATCTGCCAAGCCATATCGTTATTAGCATTTCTGATAAGTGGACTGTAAGCGTCCAAGTCGATGGAAACATCTAAATCCATATCCCTCATGGTTTCTGGATTGAAATGTGTCTCGAAATCGTCCCCTGTCAGTTTCACGCTGTCCGCTGAGGTGCAAAACTCCTGTATGAGATACAGCTTCTTCTTGGCGATTCTCACCTTGAAGTTATTGAAACTCTCCACAAAATCTTGTATTGTGGTAGAAGAACTTTCCCTTTCCAGTTGGTATTGCTTACCGCTAGTGTTGCGATGAACGCCTTGCAGAGCACCCTGCACTCCTGTACCCTCACTTGCCATGGTCTTGGCGAAGTTAACCATGAAGTCAACTCCTGCCGGAATACTCTTGTTGACCAAAGTCTGCGGTGGCTTGCCTCCATTCTTTGAGTTCCACAAGATGATGCTATCCGTCTTGGTATAGTTCACTTGCATTTCATCGATGCTTTGCTTTTCGCTCAGAGCATTCTCATCCACAAGCATCGTACCCTTGGCACCATTCGCTACAATGAAGTTTATCATCATCATATAGTGGTTCAAGGTACGCTGGTTGTTCTCGGCACGCATCGAGAAACTTCTTACCTCGCCATTCAGGCAAGGATATGCCACGAAGGTATATGGCATAATGGAAGTTCTGAAACCGTCTCTCAGAACATAGTAAGGCGATTCCCTCGCATCCAGCAGATAGCCATTCGGAGTTAGGTATCTTCTGTACCAATAGGTCTCAACCTCATCCTTTATTTCGATGGTCTTAAGCTCTGATGGGTCCACATAATAGATAGGCTCACCGTTCTCATCGAGCACAGGCAGACCGTTCTCGTCCTTCATGATGTTGGCTTCCTCTAGCTTCCGCTTCTTCTCCTCGTAGAAAGCTCGTTGGTCAGGAGAGGCATATCCGCTAGTTCCTGCATCCCAGTCATGCACCCAGATGGCTGGTCTAGTCTCCTTCGTCCATATCTCCAATACCCTGTACTTGCCGATTACCGAAGAATGGGTGAAATCGTCTATCCCTGCATACTGCGCTTCACCATTCGGGTGATAAGTCTGCTCGGGAGCGAAATGATGCTGTGTCTGTAGATATATCTCGCTCAATTTGTCCACCTCAGCCTTGCTTCCATCGGTGAAGGTGGCGATTATCTCTCGCCAAGTCAAATCGTGAGCCTCAGCGATAAATTCTATGTCGCTCAGGTCATACTTGAAGAAAGGTGGCAACGCTATCTTAAAGATGTCCACCATGTAGTCAAAGATGCCATTCTTGCCATCCTTCCTCCCATAGTAGGTTTTCATGCCCACGAAGGCGAAGACACAGAAAGCATAAAACATTCTGGCATCTAGCTCTTGTCGGTCGTTCAAGTTGTCGTTCTGCCGAAGGTATTCATTGAAGAAATTGATATAGTCCTCCTCGTTGGGGTCTACGGCACTGCAAGAGGCTGTACTGCGCTGCTGGCGCACAAGTCCTACGAGAGAAAGCAGCTTGTCACCTATCACATCATATTCCAGTATAGGCATACCCTTCATTTCCATATACTGACGGATGCTTATCTTTCTGCCGTTCCACTCTATCAGTTCTTCCAGCTGTCTGCCCATCACGAAGTCCTGCGCTCGCTTCCACTTCTTTCTCAGCTCTGCGCCATCATAGAAGTATTGGCAAGCCCATTCTATCAGCCGAAGGTTGCTGTCCGTCTGGGCAAACCGCTCCCTGCTCACTCCCTCCAGGGAGTCAGGTCCAGGCTCGGCATAGTTCGAAATATCATTTATAACACGATTATCTGGCATAATTCTTAATTTTTCGCCAAAAATACCGCCTTTTTTTCACTTCTTAGTGATAAGTTGCGCAACTTAACATTACTTTCTCATATTTTCCCCTTATTTTTGTTCCGCAATTCTTTTAAATGTAGAATTTCTAATATATTAGATAGTATGAGTAAATCAATCAATGTTCACGAAGCCTGCGTCATCACCAAGGATGATAAAGGCAACCTCTCCCTGGTAGGCAAGGCGAAAGAAGCCCTCACCACCTTGAAGAAGAATAAGGTTTCCGTCTGCATTCTTCTCTGTGACAACAAGAAGGAGGATGTGGAGAAGTTTCTTAACGACAATAATGTACCATTCTCCTCTATCTACACCAAGGAAGAGACCGACAAGGATGGCAACACAAAGCATGTTGACCCACCAAAGGCAGATGTCACCATTATGCCAAGCTCCAAGGTTATCACCCTTCGAGACGATTGGCAGTGGTGCTTGGATGATATTGCCAGACGCCTTTGGGGAAAGGAAAAGAAGGAGAATCCGAAGAGTGAGCAGCAGCGCATGGACGACAGCATGGCTGATTACATACGCTGGGCAACACCAAAGAAGGCAGAAGCCGACAGCCCCACTCAGATAGGTTAGTCATCGCTCCAACATCTTCAAAATACGATTTTCATTTTTTTACAAAAATATAATTTATTTGGAATTTAGAATTTTACGACTATCAAAAAGGGACTCGCTGTGAAGCAAGTCCCTTTTATTATATACCGGGTTACGAGTAAGCCCTCGTCACTTTTTTTATGCCGGGCTAAAAAGAAAAATAGAACATAAATCAATATTAATCAATCCTATTTCAAGGAAATATAGAATATTTTTCAGAATGGAATGCGCCGGGCTACTCCATTCCATTCAATGTTTTCAGCAGCTCCTTTCTGGTCTTGCGAATCTCCACCATTTTGGCGGCATCGTTCTGACCATCCATTTGCTTCTTGGCTTTGTTCATCTTCTTCTTGGCAGCAGAGATAGCCTTTCTAGCTGCAAACAGTCGCTTGTTGGTCTTGCTGTTCTTGAAGGCGTTTGCCTTCGCCTTGTCAACATCCTTCAAGCGTAGATACTCATCGTAGGTCTCCATCGTTCCGTTCCATACAGCCTGTATTCTCCAGTCCTCTGTCACATCCTCAGATTTCGCCTTCATCAAGTACTTATTTTCAGCCTTTTCCATCTCCTTCAAATCATCCTCCCCATTCAGGTAGCTCTGCACCATGTCCAGTGCCTCCTTCTGGGTGAATGCCTTATACTCGCTTTGAGAGAGGAATTTCTTCATCTTCTGGCGCATCTTCTTCTTTTCCGTGATACTCTTAGCCTCATCGAAGCGTTCGCTAGCCACCTGCAATGAAGTAATGCCATCCTTCATTTCTGCACTCTCCAATGCCTTCACGCTACCGATGGCTGCTTTTATCTGCTCCTCTGGGTCAATGCCATTGCGCTCACAGCTCTGGTAGGTCATTACCACGCCTTCCATGTCACCGCTCAGGATGAAGTCCTTGAAGTAGCTCTGAGCCTTCCAAGGAGAGAATCCCTTTGAGGATGGGAAGAAGAAGTCCACCGCCTTAAACTCCTTGTTCTCTTGGCTCGGAATCAAGAACGGTGCCCAGTAGAGCGCATCCTTGTAGAGCAGACCGATGGTCTTGCCATACTTTCTCTGTATCTCCTGGTCGGCATGGCTGGCTTGGAAGTCGCTCAGATAGTTTATATCGTCCAAGGTCATTCTCACCATTGGGTTCGCCTTGCCTATCATTCGCTGCACCATAGGACCAGGGAACTCTAGTTCACCCTTATGATTAAACAGATACTCTGGCACCTCTCGGAACTGCTTACCATGTCGGATATACATTTCCGTTCCGTCCGCATATCTGCCCATAAAGATTTTGCTCTGCTGTCCTAGGCTGTTTCCCCTCATCAGATAGTCATACCACTTCATGCCATCTGGATAAGCCAGTTCGTAAGGGCTACGGTAGTTAGGGTTGGTCTTCCTCAGCTCCTCAGCCTTCTTGCGCTCCTTCTCCTCGTCCAGGGCACGGAAGGCTGCATTGATACCGTTGGCAATAGCCTCGTAGAACACCATGAAGCCCAATCCATAGCAGAGAAACGAAGAAATCTGTCTAGCCCTTCTGCCCTCGTCTTCTGGAGTAAGATTCTTATGATAGAGTCTCTTGTAATACTCCTTGAAGTTCTCCAAGGTAGCCTCGTTCCATACTGACCCAAAACCTGTGAGTGCAAGGAAGTGGCGAGTAGTAGAAGCGTTCCAGTCTGGTGAAAGAAGAACTCTTCCTGCATAGCGCAAGGTTCGATGGCTGGCACCAAGTACATCCCAGTGCTGACCGCCAAACATATCGTTCACAAACTGACCGTCCTCGTCCAAAGCCCGGCTCAGTTCCTCCTCAGTCCATCCCTTCTTCTTGGCACGTTCCTTGGTCTTGTCTGCCCTCATCCGGTAGGTCGCAAGTTTCAGTCCGTCATGGAGGAAATCCCACAAGGCTCTATCCATGCCCTTGTTAATGAGCGAAAGCATCTGCGTTGCCACCTTCAAAGGCATAGTAGCCAAAGCCACCGTTCCGGAAATTCCATTTCCGTCCTTCAACTTCTCCTGCACCTTCATCATCGCATCGCGCATATTGTCAAACATGTTCTGTACATCCGCTGCTGCATAGTCGTTAGTCGCTCCAAACTTCACCAAGTGGGTAGCAGCCTCTTGGAAGTCCTGCGGATTGGCAAAGCATGGCAGCTGATGATTCTTCATCGTATCAGCAAAAATGTACTTCATAAAGTTGGCGAGTGCCTTCTTAGGTCCATACTCCACCATGTTCTGCACCATATACACCTCGGTCAGTGCTCCTGCATGGAATCCACTGAAGCCAAGCTCCAACTTCTTCATGCTCGATGCCAATGTGTCAAAAGCCTTCCAGAAAGGAGTTGACTGATAGGTATCGAATACAACTCCGAATCTATCTCCTGCACTTGCCTCCGAATAGAGCACCTTATCCTTGCCGGTGATAGGGTTCTTCACCTTCATTTGCTTTGGCGATACATTATATACCCATACAGGACCCACACCTGGAATCTCGAAGTATTTGTATTGCTCCAAGTTGAAAGGTGCAACCGAAGAAAGCAGTGGGTCAGAAGAAATAATCTCTCCGTCCTCGTTGCGCTCGATTACGTTCAGTCCGCTCACCTCTTGGAGCATCGTCTTGTTAGCCCAAGCCTCGATATTGCTTCTGCTGTAGTAAGCCATCATCTTCGTAATGTCAGTAGTTTTTGGCACAAGTCCGGCATAAACACCTTCCATCAAAGTGCTGATGGTTCGCTTCTTCTCATTAGGGCTCTTCGTGCGCTGTCTGTTCTCCACAAAGGTAGCATACGCATTAGGGTCTGATTTTTCTTTGTCCCAAATATGGTTTACATAGTCCACATTATAGCCAGTGCCCGCTTTCAAAGTGCGATTATCCATCAACCAGTCGTAGGTATAGTTATACCAGTCACGAATGGAATCAATGGCAGCCTGCATTTCAGGAGAAAGTTCCTTATAATTGATACGTCCAGGCACTACCCTCTGTTTTACGAGTTTCAAAACATGTTTACTGAGGATATCCGTTCCGTCAATAGGAACAAAACCTTCCTCGCCCTGGTGATTGGCATTGATAGCCTGTGCCATCTTGCTTGCCACCTCGCTCACTGCCTGAGGATTATCGTATACTTCTACCTCCTTGCCTTTTTTTATCTCTGTATGTTTCTTGGCTGTCTCAACAATCAAGTCTGTCACGTATGGCTGGATAGCCTCAACATCAGCTGGCTGAATATGGATATGTCCCTTATCAAAAGCACCAGTGGCATTTAAGTTCTGAGCCATGTCGCGCAAACGTCTAGGAGCTTCTATTATATAAGGTATAGTCTCAGCCAGTTTTTCTGCCCGGGTTTTCTTTCCCTTGTAGTCAGAGAGCAACTTGTCAAACACACCGCTACCAGCCATCTTCTCTATTCTGTTCTTCACGTCATTAATATAGATGGCATCATCCGCACTAGCCTCCTCCATGTTCTTGCGTCTATGAATCACGGCATGCTTCACGGTCTTGGCAGCACCCTCCTTGCTCACGTCAGTACTCGTCACCTCAGCCAAGTCCTGCATCACCTGCTGCTCCAGGTCATCAGCCTTCGGATTGGTCTCTGCCGGATAAATCTTACCCTCATACAAGTCCAGGTCCGCCTGCTGCTGCTCCAGCAGCTCATGTCTGGCCAGCCAGTCCTCATACTTGCGCTTCACCTCCTCCTGCTTGCTCTTCTCAAAGTCAAACATATCAGGAATAGGGTCTTCCTCATCCTTCATGGCATCCTTCCACTTCTCGTAGTCATGAATGCGGGTCATGTAGGCATCATCCGTCTCACCTTTCATTCTGACAGGCATACCAGTAGGCTCCTCCCCGGCAAGATGGTGTCTGTCACGCCACTCCTTGTTGAGCAGTTCCCATTCCTTCTTGCCAGCCTCATCCTTATCAATATCATAGAACATAGGTGGCTCTGGGTCTTCCGTGTCCTCTCGGGCTTCCTTCCATCGCTTCCATTCCATCACTCGCTTCATGTATTGGATGGCACTCTCGCCCTTCTTCTGTCTCGGCTTGCCCTTGCCGGCACCATCAGCTAGCGCATCCTTGATTTCGGCATTGCTAGCCTGTGCCATCATAGCCTCCTGCTTCTCCTTCGGCATATTGTCCCAAACGTGGAGAGCCTTACCAGCCTTCATTAGGTAATATCTCAAATCCTTGTCGTTCAGAAGTCCAGGCACACGGATGCCAAGTTTCTTAAGCACCTTGATGAGATAATGCTTTATCTTAGTCCACAGAGAAAAGTCCTCCGCTGTAGTTGGACCCTCCTCGGCAAGATGGGCGATATACTCCTGCGTGCCGATATTGATGCGGTCAGGATTGTTCCAACCTGGATCATACTGATGAGCGAAGTCGAGAATCTTGCCCCTCGTCTTCTTATCTACAGACTTATATACGAAGTCCGCAAACTTTCTCACGCCCTGCTCACCACCAAGCAGCACTTCCATACCCTCATGTCCTATCTTCTCATGGAAGACGGTTCTCTGAGCCTCATCGGCATCAGCACAGTTAGGCAGATAAACATGAACCGTATGCGTAGTTGGGTCATACCATCCGGTAGCACCATTCTTCACATCACTCAGATAAGCATCAGGAACCTCATCCACAGAAGTGTAAACCGTAGCCTCAGCACCACCCAGTTTGTTGGCAGTGTTCACCACCCGGTCACTCACCTGTTTCTGCTTGTCAGCATCCCAGTTATTCTTAAAGATAGAGCTGCCAATTCTAGCCAGCACATTTCTGCCGGATAAGTCATCCTTATTCAGCAGAGGAGCAATCACGCCCTTGGTCAACTGCACTGGAATACCATTGCCAATGATGGTATGCGCCAAAGATTCCGTCTTAGGCAACAGATAGTCATCGCCCAGTCCGGTTATTCTAGCCAATACTCTGCCATCAGCACGCAATACCTTTCCACCCGGCATGATAATCACGTCTCCGCTCTTGGTTCTCAGCGTTGGCAGAATCTCATCCCCATAGGCATGAGGTATCTTGCCATCGGCATAGGCACTGCCCATTACGTAAAGAGGCTTCTCCACCTTCTGCCAGTCTATACCGTCAACTTTCAATCTGGTGTCCATCCATGGTGCCACACCGTTTTTCTTCTCCGTCAGGGTAGGAAGAATATCCTCCACAGCCTCTAGCCATCCACCCTTGCGTGGTTGCTTCTTAGGCTTCTCCGGCAGTTCTCCGTCCTTCACGGCTCTAACAATCAGTCGCTCCCTGCTGGTATAACCACCAAAATCTGCGGCATTATAAACGTCAGCATCCCATTTGTAGCCGTTCTTATCCAGCGCCTGGGTGATAATCTTCATCGCCTCAGAGTCCTTGTAGCCCTTCACGTTCTCTATAGTCACCACTCGTGGCTTCACGGCATCAATGAAGTCGGCAGTACTCTTGGCAGTCTCCTTGTCAAGCTCCACCTCGCCCCCATTGCTCTTTGCCTGAGAATAGTTCTTGCATACAGGCGAAGCATGGAAATACTCCACCTCACCATCAATATGCTTCACCAGTTCCTTAGGGTCCACGTCTCTCACGTCAGCCGTAACAATATGCTGTCCGAAGTTGTTGCGATACACGCCACTTATCTTTCGGTCATACTCCACAGCCACCACTGGGTCGATAATGCCCTTCAATCCCTCTTCAACCAGACCACCACCACTAAAGTAGGTGCCAGCCTTCATCAGCGAATCAGGATGCTTCTGCAACTTCTGCTCCAAGATAGGAGATTGCGCATTTTTACCGTACACCTTGGAATAATGCACACCATCATTCTCACCACCTACGATTCTGCCTCTGTTATCAGTCTCCACAAACGGCACACCTCGCTTCTCCAACTCTTTTCTCAGACTTGGAGTAACCACATTCGAAGGCATAGTGATATTCTTGCCCTTGAACATATCATTAACGATAACATCAGCCACCTCGCTGTCAGGCACAATACGCACAGGCTTATCCCAACGAGAAAGCACCACCTTGCGCTTGCCTGTCAACTGTCCTTGGATGATACCAGCCTTCCACTCTACTTCGCCCACGGCATCCTTGGCTTTATCAGCCTTGTAGCCACTGGTCAGCTCGCTCTTTGGCACCTCAACCTCTACCGTCACGATATTAGGGCGATTCTGAGCCTCGCTAAACTGGTCATTCAGTGGAGTGCGAGAAGTATGAAGGTAAGGATTGTAAGCAGCCTTAAGCGATTTACCATTACCCTTGTTGAGGGTAAACATACCCTTATCATCAGCAAGTTCTGGTCGCTCATCTGCCTGTTCCCACTTACCGAGTTCGATAGGTTCCACAAACTTGCCCTTCACCTTTGCAGCCATCGGTGGATAGAGTTTTCCATCCTCGCCTACCTGCATGGCACGGTAAACCTTCACAGTGTCTTCCTTATCCAGCTTCTTAATGGTATCAGGGTCTTTCACGATGCTATAGCTAGCATCATTACCATTCATCACGATTTGCTCATCACGGTTCACATCCTCCGTCTCGGAAGCTAACGAGTTTCTGCGCTCCTCATCGGTCATACCCAAACGCTTCTGTACGTTACGAGCCTCAACCTCACCAGCCAACTTTCTATATTCCTTGTAAGAATCAAAGTCTGTACGTTGGAACCTATCCAAACGGAAACGCTTAATGGCATCATCCATACTTCTGTCTGCATAGCCACGTGCGAAGTAGTTGAATCCCTTAATTCGGGTTTCCTTGTCAGGAATGAACTCAGGCATATCCATGTCCTTATATTCTTGGATAAGAGCTTTCTCTACCTCAGATTGGTTGTACTCACCACCCATTTCCTTGGCTTTCTCTTCCAATTCAAAGGCATAGGAACGTGCCTTCCATTCAGCCTTAGCAGCATTGAAATCTCTCTCCACCTGCTCTGGTGTGCCACCATGCGCAAACCCCTCTTCATGCTGAATTACGTGCTGAATTTCATGATTCAGAATGCTATTCAGATACTTTAATTCATCCGCATGAATGGTTATAGTCTTTGTTTGTGGATTGTATTCCCCATTTGAAGGCATGTCATTCATTACTGCATCAGTATGGATTTTAATATTTTTCAACTGAGGATAAGCCTCAAAAAGCTTTGGCGCATCCACAGCATCTTCCAACTTACCATCAGTCCAAAGCATATCCTCTTCAAAACGCTTAACGATATTTCCACCACCTACATCGATGGTGTCCTTTATCTTGGCATCAGGCATTTCGTATCTCCACTTGCCATCTACACCTTTCTCCCAACCTGTAGCCATCTTGATAATCTTGGCATTCTTTTTTGACACTTCCATCTGCTTAGCCACATCCAGGTTATCCATGCGGATAGTTTGCTCCTCAGCCTTATCAGCCTCAGCAGCTCCCTTCTCTCCAGCAAACATGAAGCGAATATCGCTCTTGCGAGAATTGAAACGCTTAGAAGGAGGAATAACGTCACCCTCATCATCATAGGTAACAAGGTCGTTCAACTTTCTATTATTCTTGGCATTCTTGTATTTATACTCCTTGCCATCATCAAAGCCAAACTCGTTTGCGTCATTACCATCCCACCACAGTTGAGTAGCCGGAACTTCGTCTTCAATGATACGATATTTGCCATCCAGTCGGTTCGTTCCGTGCATTTCGGCATATTTCTTAGAAGGAGTAACCCAGTCACCATTACGCAATTTTCCTTCTTTCACAGAAGTTGGAACAGCACGATAAACCTTTACCTTAACATCCTTCTCGCCATTCTTAATGGCATCAATAGCCGTATTGATGGCTTTCACAGATTCCAATCCATGAGGAGTGTTCTGCGAATAACGCTCAGGGTGAGAGAAGTAATCATCCGGCTGAGGAGTGTACCCCAAAGCCATATCCTCCAGGTTCACATCCGAGCCACTGGATTCCCAATCGTCACGTCTCGCCTTGTCACTTTCATATCCAGGGTTTCCCGGTGCAGCCCACGCACCTACACCTTGATATGCGCTTTCGGTATCATCATAGCCCTTGCGTCTGGCAGCTTCATCAAGCATTTTCCTGGCTGTAGCATCATCACCCTTAGCAAGAGCATCCATATACTGCTTGTCAAGTTTATCATCAGGAATCAAAGAAAGTTCCTCCAAGTGCTTTTTGCGCTTGGCTTCCTCTTCCTCAGCTCTCTTTCTTGCAGCTTCCATGGCGTTACGCTGCGCCTCCATCTGCTGCTTGCGCTCCTCTATCATGGCATCAACGTCACCAAAGTTCTCCTTCAAGGCTTCATTTACAGGCTTGGTGTACTTAAGAAGTTCCTTGAAAGAGGAAATCTTATCTTCATTTGCCTGCAACAGATGGCGTTTGATATTGGCTCTGGCACGTGCAGCCTCAGCAGTAGACCCCTTCTTAATAGCATTGGCATACATTGCCACATCAGCCTCATCAACCCCAAATTGCTGAGATACAGCTTTTATTTTATCCTCCACAGATAAATTTCCACCATTTTCCTTGGTGATTTCAAAGGAATTGCGTATCTTTGCATCGCTATGAGGATTCAGGACGCTATCCTTTCCGCTTGGGTTATTTGCGGATGGAGTTAATGCCGAACCTTGATTCTCGCCCAAGGAATTAGAATCGCCTCTGAAACGATTCCATAGCATTTTTGATTCCGTCAATTCTTTCAACAATTTTGAAGGCTCTATTTGATGGGCACTGATTGAAACTTCATCCTCGCCTTGCTTTACGGTGATTGATTCAAAGTTCAAAATCTTTGTTCCGTCTACTTTCTTGAAAGACTTTACAAACAGATACTTGGTCTGTCTTTCTGCACCTTCTTTAGGAGCAGGCTTCTCTAAGATAACATCTGGACGCTCCAAGGTAGGTTTCAATAGACCAAATCGTTTGATTCTGTCTTCTCTACCAGCCTTTTTATATTGGTTTTCACCTAACTTGATGCTACCTATTGGTGTATTGACACGACCATCCTTGCCGAAATCCTGTAACCAGTTATCCTCTGTATGTTCGAGGATTCTTTCAGGCTCGGCATTATCAGCCATCTGCTGGCGTAAAGACACTGCTTCGTCCTTGGTCATTTGACCTTTCAGCACGGTACGTGGGTCCACTCCCTGCGCCAAGTCTCTCAGCACAAGGTTACGAATATCCTCCAAGGTCATTTTCTTGATGTCCTCTGGCTTCCACTTCGTAAATGTATCAAGAGTCCAATACCAGAACTTCTTCAACCAATTCTTCAATCGGTTGATGATAGTAAGCTCTTTAGCGGTGTCTAACGGATTTTCCTTAATGGCATCCTTCGCCATCTGTTCCAAGATGGCAGCACCGTCCTCACCGGTCAGACGAGCAAAAGCCTCATCGCAAATCTCATCATCGCTCAGATGCTTATAGTTAGGGTCCTCCTTCAAATCAGCAAAAAGTTGTGTCTGCTTAATCAACTCATCGCCATGGGCAATAAGCTCCGGATTCATTTCCTTGGCAGAAGTGCGCCAAAGATGCTGATACTCATGGATAGGAGTATTAGGATTCAGATGCTCCTGGTTCAGCACAATCTCCTTGCCATCAGTGTAGCCATAAACCACACCCTTATTCTGGGCAAACTTGGTATGATCAACTATTTTCATATCCTCAGGCTTGAAGATAACATAGTTGGTATCACCTTCCTCTGCACCACCAAAGTTACGACCAGCTTTATACTTGATGCCAGTGTAGCCAAGAGAAGACAGAAACTTACTAACTGCACGACTAGCATTTACATCTTTCCACTTCTTTGTTTTTCTTAAAGCATACATTAGAAAATCATAGGAATTACCGCCAAATGAACCATCAAAAGAAAAACCACGCTTTTTAAAGTCGGCAAAATCTATTTTTAATCGCCTTAATTCTTTAATAATTGTATTCTTCTGTTTATCTGTCAAAGGAGCATCCCAATCCAGATAGTTGCTGCCATTATCATCAGGTATATCTACCTCATAGAGATTATGATATGGCTCAGCCAACTTCTTCATTTCATTGTAGTAGTCAATCTTTTCCTGCTCTGTAAACTTGTCATTCATGGCTATTTGCTTATCACCATGCAGGAATGATTCTAGAGTAGGATATTTCTTGGCGAACCTTGTACCATTGGAATGCTGAATGCGATAATATGCCCTAGAAGGGTCATTGTCCATCAGAGTAGCATAATTCTTTCCAATCTTCTTAGATGATGTAACATAGCCACCCCAACCAAATGCTTGTGAACCTTCACCCTCACCCATGTGGTTGAAGTCAAACTCAGAAAAACTAGCACCAGTACCATGATAAGTACGCAAGAATCTCACTCCAGGCTGTACAATAGCCTTCAACTGTCTATCCAAATCCTTATATCTAGCAAACAAGGAATCAAGCTTATCTTGATATTTCTCAATAGCCTTATAATCAAACTCCCTCCAAACATCATCAGGAATATCGTTTTCAGAAGCCAGTCCATGCTCATCCATGTACTCCTTCATCAACTGATTTTGATACTCCTTACGTTCCTGCCCGGTTGACTTATAAGCCTCCTCAGTCTCCTTAATCTGCTTCTTCAATTCATCCTTCTTACTAGTCTGAGCAGCTATCTTATATGGATCAAACTCCGAAGGGAAAGAGCCAGTAAGCCCAGCCACATTGTCCTCAAAGCTCTTGTCGAGATTGAAAACCTTGTAGTTTCCCCACATCAGCCTATTCAGGTAGGTACGTTCCTTTCTTGCCAGTTCCTGCTTCTGATAGTACTCCGGCATCTTATTCGGATTGCTCATATCCACCACGGCATACTGCGCCCATTTGTTTGGTCGCAAATCCTTGGCAAAGTTATAAGCATTCTCGGCAGCCTGCTTCTCCTCAGGAGTCTTAATCTTAAATCTCATTTCAGGCTGATTCAGCAGCATGGCAAGATTCAGATTATCCTGCGCATCAGCCACCTTCTCCATCTCCTCGTTGCTTATCACCTTCACAGGTATTCCAGCCTTCTTAAGCATAGTAGAAACGGCATCGTAAGCCACCTTCTGCGCCTCCGTCATTTCCGAAGGCTTCACCTCCTTCACATCGCGAGCAAATTTTGCCTGTTCCTTCTGCACCATAGCATACTCCGCAAAAGGCTTAGTCTTGCGGTCAGAAGACTCCAGCCACTTGTCAAAGGTAGCCTTAGGCACAGAAGTAACCTTACCAAGTCCCTTCCAGCCTTTGGAATAGTTGGCAAGATAAGCCTCAGTAGCAGCCTCCTCAGAAGGATAGCCATACATCACCTTATGCTCGTCAAACTCACCAGTCTCTGGGTTCACCTGGTCAACAACATAAACGTTACCATCATAAGAATCAAGGTCAGCAGCATCATTGATGAACATGTCGATAGGGTCACCATCCACGCCAATCTTGCCCAAGATATAGCCATAAGTATCGTGCATGGTCACGCTCCAAGGCTTGCCCTGCTCGTCCTTACCGCTACGTGTTGCGCCCTTCGGTGTCTCTACAGTAAAGTCATAGCCACCAAATGACAAATGTCCCTTCTTATAGTTACCTGCCTTCTTCTGAGCCTCAGAAGGGTTAGGCTCAGTCTCGGCAATGGCATTCTTTAAACGTTCTCCGAAGGATGCTTCTTGCGGTAGATGTGGAGTTCTATCAGCTGAGCCTTCGCCAGATGCCAAGCTGCTAATCTCTTGTCTCCCTTCGCCTGTGCTATTATGTAACGCTCCAGTCTCGGTCTCAGCAGATGCTTCTCTGCTACCACCTTCTTGGCGATTGCGATTTCCTTCATCAACTCCTCTCCGTGAAGAGTCGCTACCCAGGCTACTGCCTCCTCCATATCCTTCTTCATTGCTTCTGTCATCATAATCTGCTAATTCTGGTAAAATTGATTTGACATATTGTTTGTACTCTCGTTCACGATTCTCAATCTCCATCATGCGGTCATATTCCATACCAGCAATATGGTTAAGTTCGTTTTCTGACGGCAAAGGTACAGAATTATCTTCAAGATAAGCATAATAATCTGGATTTTCTGCCTGTCTTTCGATAATTTCACGCTCTTTCTGTGCCTCATAATACTCTTCCTCGCTTGAAAGTTCCTCCTCTGCTGAGGCAATTCGGTTCATAAGTGCCACGTTACGCATATCCTTCACGTTGTCGTAGGACTTGAACATATCGAGCAAGGTGTTTCTCACATCTTGGTCAGAATATCCCATATCCTGCAAGTTTACAGGAAGGTCATTGTACACTCTCACGGCAAACTCGTTAAGCGACAAACCTGTGCCTTTCTTGGCAAGGAGATAATTGAATTTATTAGAATCATATCCCTTACCAATACCATATTTGAAGTTATCCTTGCCCAATTCCGCTTGAAGCGATTCGGCATTCAAGCTATGAGGGCTTAATGCTTCCGACACAGCCTCCTCCAATGTCTGAGGCGTTAAGTCCATAACATCAATAGAAGCATCCTTGTATATCTCTTTGATTGACCCAAGGTCATTCTTCTTCAACGCATCAGCCACAAGAACCTTGCGCTGCTCAGAAGGAGTCAATTCTTCCATCGCCTTGGCTCTCTCCTCCTTATTCTCTGCACTATATAGAGTATTGAGCAACTTATCCTGTGCCTTCAAATCCTTTGCCGATGCAGAGAGATTAGCCTGTCTAGCCTCCAACTGCGCCTTGGTAGTGTTCAATTCTTTCAACTGGTCAGCCGAATAATCAATATCACCATTCATATATTGCTCCAGGGCTTCATTAATATCATCTATCTGTGGCTGCACTTCATCGTTCTGAATATGATAGATGCGCTTACGCTCAGAGGCAATATAATTGCTAGCCTCATCCATGGTAGGATATTGCTTCTTCAATTCTTTATTGTCAAGCACAGCCACCTCACGCTCATCCGAAGGACTGCCAACACTATAGTCCACACCTGCCTTCTCGATTTCAGCCTTGCGCTCATTCTTCAAGGTTCTAGCCTCCTCTGGAGTCATAACCTCCTTGCGGATAGCATTCCAGTTCTTATAACGAGTTTCAAGGTCGGCAATCTGCTCATTAACAAGTGCCAAGTCGTTCTCCACCTTCTGAGCCTTCTCTGGGTCCAAGTCGGCATTGAGAGATAGCCAGTCCTCATATTCAGATGCTGCCTTTCTCTTGTTATCCAACTGTTCCTTGATGTCAGAACGGCTACCACTGATAAGGTTCATCAGTTTACCATGGTCATTGCCAAATTGCTCCTGTAGATACTCAGCTGCCACCTTTGGCTCTGTGTCCTTAGAGGAATAATCAGGCTGTCCCATGCCCAAGCCTACGATACCTTCATTATATCGTTGTTTCTTATCTGCCTCAGCCTTGGCTGCATCATCGTTGGCACGCTGTGCGTCCTCGGCATCCAGCTCTGCACCAATAGAGGCATCGAGGGCGTTCTGTCGCCAAGTATTAAACTCGTCCTTGGTCAGTGCGATATTGTCCTTGCCATCAGAAAGCACAATCTTGCCATCCTCGCTATATCCTGCAAAGGTCATTTGCATTGGTTCGTCACCTGCTTCCATGGCAACCTCCACGGTGTCGCTAGGCTTCAACCCACTGCCATCATACTGGGCAAAGAACTGCTGCTGTCTAGCATTCTTCTGCTCAGTAACCTGCTGATTGATGTAATCATCCATAGGAATAGGCGTGCCCACTTCCTTGATTTCGGCACTAGAAACCTGCTTGATGGCAGGATTTCCATCCTCATCAGGAACAACCACGAAGCCCCCACCATACTCATTGGCTTTCTTCAAGAATACCTGTTGACCTGTAGTAAGGGTAGCTGGAACGATATTTCCGTCTTCCGTCTGATAAGTCCAAAGAAGCTCCTTCAAGGCATCACCATAGCCATCATCAGCATGTTGCAGAGCATCATAAACGCCCTTCTTGGCATCCTGTGCCTCCACATACTTACGCACGGCATCCTGTTGTGCTGTAGTCATTGAGTTGGCACGCTGAGCCACAAACTGCTCCATGTCCTTTCCTTCCTCGTATGCCTTCACCACCACATCCATCATAGCCTCATTATCGGCAAAGGCACGCTTCAATCTAGCCTTCGAAACATCATCATTATGGTCAATCGCTTTCAAACCCTCAACATCCCCATTCTGGTAGGCATTCTGTCCCATCACATAGGCATTAGACTTACTTTCATTGGAAGCGGCATTAGCATCAGAAGGGCTAGCACCGTTCTCCACCGAAGGTGTACCCTCCACATTTGAAGGCGTTTCACCCCCAACTGGAGGCGTTGGCGGTTCTGTTGGTGGAACATCAGAAGGAACAGAAGCATCTACAGGCTTTTCCGCTGTAGCCTCAGCATTCTCAGCCGAAGCACCACCTTCTTGTGTGGCACCAGGCAGTTCACGCTGTCCCTCAATCAAGTTTTGATTCATCTGTTCCTTTGCATCGTTCATTTCTCGTTTCAGCACGATGTCGTTATAGAGCTGCTTCTGGTATTCCTCCATAAGTTTCTGCTGTTCGGCAGTTCGAGACTTGCCATCACCCTCTAGAGCCTTGCGAAGCGTACCATGCTCCACACCTTGCGAATCCTCGAAGGTGCGCACATACTCCTTCATGATAGGGCTATTCTCGAAAGCACTATCATAGAAGTGGCGATAACTGTTCACCATCTGCTGCTCCTGCTCGGTCAGTTCCATGCCCTTCTGCTGTTTCTGCATGATGTCACCGATGGCACTGGCATTCTGATGAAGATAGATTGCAGCCTTATCCTCGTCATTCAGTTGCTCACCTGCGGCATACCTATCCCTAGCTTGCTCATATACAGTGTTCAGTCTGTCCTGCAAGGCATCGGTATGGTAAGCCTTTTCATACTCAGAAGTGATATTCAGCGACTTCTCGAAGTCTAGCTTCTTCTCTGCCTTCTGAGCCTCTTCAAGCGAAGAATACTCTTTGCGGTCGATGATGCCACCATCCTTATTCAAGGTTTCGAGATATACTTTGCCATCATTATCCATTGGCTGCACGATGATAGAGTCGATAACTGGCGAGAAGGAAGAAGGGCGTTTTCCTTCCACCACAGCCATCATCTTTGCCTTCAATACCTCTGGCACGCTCTTATCGTTCATCAGGTTCATGTACTTATCAGTGAGTTGCCCCATCATCTGCACACCTTCACCATCTGCACGATAACCATTGATGCCCAACTTCTCGAAGGCATCACGCAAATCATCATAGCCGAATCTCTTCAACTCGGCAATATCTTGGTCGTTGAAGTCAAACTTGCGGTTAAACTCCTTGGCATCCTTGAATCGGGCATACTTGCCCACCATACCAGGAAACCCGATGGAAACAAGATTAGCCATACTCTCCAAAGCACTCTCGGCAAAGTCCTTGCCTGTAGGCTTGAAGTTCGGGTCGTGCGCCATACGCTCCAACATCTGCTGACCGGTCATAATGCTAGAGTCCACCACCTTGCCACCTACATCAGCAAGAACATTGGTAGCCAAGCCTCTGCCCTTGCCTACCATGTTGGCAATAGTACAACCTTGCATAATGGCACCTACGGCACTCTGCTTAACCACCTCGTCCAAAGTATTGGCAAGAATCTTGCCCACAGAAGGATTGTAAACCTTGCCATTCTCATCAAACTGACCTGTACGATAGATTTCATCAATAGGCTTGGAGATAGCAGCCTGTCCGCCAAATGTTAAAGCACCATGGGCTGCACCAGTCTTCAACGCCATTCCCTTACTCTTACCAATGAGAACCTTGGCTGCACGCTCTGCCATCTTGGCTTCCATGCCCTTAGCCATCAAGTCGCTAGCCAGTCTGCCCTCAGCCTTGGCAAGCATACTCTTGGTTACCTTGCCACCTGCGGCACCAGGAAGCCAATAACTCCAAGCATCCCCTGCAAAGGTCAACGCTCCACTGCCTACACGCTCCCAGAAGCCAGGCTGATATTGTTGATTGGCAATATCCTCCAACCAGTTCTGATAGTCGGTCTGTACCAACTTTCGTGTTATCTTGCCCACTATGGTATTACCCAAGCCAGTATTCATTATATACTCTGCACTACCCTTTGGTATCATATTCTTCACCTCCAACTGATTGAGCTGAGCCTTCAACACTTCATCAATCATCGGCTTAAACTGCTTAGGGTTTCCGCTCAGAGTTCCATTCATGCCATATCGCTGCATCACCTTGAAGGCAGCATTGCTCATATCGTTCAGAAACTGAGGATTCTTGTAAAGACCATTAAACTTCTTCTGCAATGCACTGAGAGTTTTCTGAGGGTCTTTGGCTTGATTAGCCTCATACTGAGAAGCGATGGCAGTACCAAGGCGAAGACTGGCTGGAATATTCTGACTTCCTTCCATACCTTCATTAAAAGCCTTACTTCCTGCCTCCTGCGCCTTGTTATACTCATCCACCACAGAAGGGTTCACATACTTGCTAATAACATCTGAAAGCGCATCATTGATGTCTTGGTTCATCAGTCTGTCCTGTACATGCTCATCGTGAGAATAGAGGCGAGTAGCGATGCCTTCAGCGATGTTTCGATAGTTCTGCCCATACTTCTGCACAAGGTTTTCAACCATGGCTGGCTTCAAGTAGTAAGCCACATAATCATCATAGCTTATACCCATAGCCGAAGCCTCCTGCTTCAACTTATCTTGCACATCATGGCTATACCATTGAGCCTCGATATTCTTTTCGGCATCCTGTACTGTATCATCTGCCAAAGCAGAAACAACCTTATTGGTTACTTCAATGGCCGAACGATTAGCATATCTGTTCTGCGCACTACGAGTAGCTTCAAGAGCCTCATCTGGATTCATACCGTCAGCTTCAAGGTCAGCCACGAAGTTCTCAAAATAGTTGCCTTCCTTATCTGGTCGCTTCTTCCAATCTTCAAGATAGTTAGCAAACTTGGCATCCATCAAAGTATTGTCGTTCACTACGCTAGGGATAGAAGGAGCTGGCTGCTGCATCGGCTGTGCTTGCTGCTCATTACCACCAAGAAGCATACTGGTAATCATGCCACCCATTTTCTGCTCTCTGCCGATATTACCTGCATCCACCTTCGGCATCATGCCGAGTGCTTGCGAAATCAAGCTAGGCTTCTTTAGCTCACCTCGCTGATACTCATCATTCAGCTGTGCCAAGTCCTTGAAGTTGCCCGGCTTATTGTCTGGAGAATTGTAAGCATCTATCACTTCTTGCGGATATTGAGTCTGTTCTGTTCCCTGAGAAGGTGAAGAAGGAGAAGGCTTCTTGCCTACCTCATTGATAGGGGTAGCGTTTCCACTGGTATCATACCAAATGTAACCTTGTTTACGATATTCCCCCACATCCTCGATAGGCACATCCACCTTCTGCTTCTTATCGTCAAACATGGTGATATAGCCACCCTCGAAGTCCTTGGCGAAGTTATCCATGCCTCGCTGCTGAACAACCTCGTCAGGGATGTCATACTCATTGTTGTCCTTATCCCATACGTGATAAGTCAACTTAGATTTGTTGTCTTTGTCTGCCAT